GGATCATATCTCTCGATAAATGCAATATTCTGATAAATCGCATTGGCTGTTCCCTTGTACCAGTCTGAGCCTGAAGCCTTCTGATACGGTGGCAGTACATGCACTCCTCCATATAATCTATCAAGATCCCATGGCTGTCCATTTCCTATGTACTCATTCAAAACAAACGGCTGGTACTGTGTCAATATACCAACTGTATCTATACCTGAATTAACACAATTAGAAAGTGGAAAATCAATAATTCTGTATTTGCCTCCAAACGGAACTGCCGGCTTTGCAAGTTTCTGCGTCAGTGCATAAAGTCTGGAGCCCTGACCACCAGCAAGAAGCATCGCAACTAGCTCTTTTGCCATATTAAAATCCCCCTTGTTTAATTTTATTAAATTTTTGTTAGCTTTTGCAATTATTTTGGTTTTTTATAATGGTTTATAGTTATATTTTACCACACTTTGGCATTTATGCAATTCAAAATTAACTAAAAAATACTATAATTTTTGTCATTATTTTCCAATTATCTCGCGGTTGTTTATGAACTCGTACGGCACTTCCTGGTACACATAATAATTTTACCAGCTTTAGTATAAAAATGCCCTACAAGCGTTGATTTTTCAACATTCTGTGAATTGATTGTGTGTACTACTACACACTTACTACACACATTTTCTTCTATATTCTATGATTTTGTTGTCGGTGCTAACGATTTTTTCAATGTCAGCAAACGACTTTTCAGGTGTAACATGTGTATACAAGTCCATTGTCATTTTCAGTGTTGCATGACCCAAATATGATTGAACGACTTTCGGCTCTATCCCTGACTCAAAACATCTTGTCGCAAACGTATGTCTAAACGTGTGACCGCTAAAAAATGGAAATTCATCGTCACTGCTCTTTGTATCATTTATCCGTCTTACAACTGAACGTATAGAGTCGCTATATATAACCGAATTAATTGGTGTATTGAACCTTGTAACAAACAAATATTCGTTCTGTTCTTTAGGTCTGCGTGTTGAAACTATCTTTTTAAGCTCAAATTGTTTAGTTAGATATTCTTTGCACACACTGTTAATTGGTACGTGTCTGTAACTCTGCTTGGTTTTTGGCGGCTCGACATGAAATGTCTTGCCTTTATCTTCAAGGTATTTCTGATACACAAGTGTCTTATTAACATCAATATACCCCTCGTCCATATGTATATCTGCAATCGTGAGTCCAAACAGTTCTCCTGGGCGCAAGCCTGTATTAACCGCCACATTATACATGTTGTCGTAAAACGTGCCCTTGCACGCTTCAAAAAACTCGTTCTGCTGCTCTACTGTCAATGCAAAAGCATTAACTTCCTTGTCTGCTCTCAACTTTACACCTTTCGCCGGATTCTTAATCATCAGGTCATCTTCCATAGCTCTACTGAACATGTCATTTAAAATAACCTTGATTTTGCTCTGTCTCTCATACTTATAGTTATCGTCAGAAGCTTTGTCGATAAGTAACTGCACATCTGACTTGCGAATAGATGTTATTTCATGGTTTCCTAAGTATGGTGAAATGTTCTTCCTATATATATGCGTGTACTCCCTAATGGTATTGGGGCGCACTCTCTTTTTCTTGTATACATTCATCCACCTGTCAAACCACGCATCGAGGGTAATGCTGTCTCTAACACTTGCGAATTGTTGATTGTCGGTCACTGCTTTACTGAGTTCTTTCCGCAGTTCTGACAACTTGCTGTTGTAAATTGTCTTGCTCTTGCCGAACCTATCTTTATATCTGCCCTGATAAAGTCCGTCCTTGCGCTGGGTTATTCCGACTCCCAGCTCTTTTCCTCTCAAATCCTTTCCCATACTGATTTATGGCTCCTTTCAAAATCAAAAGCCATTATATGATAATTTCTATATTACTACATAATGGCTTATAATTCAATATATCTATATACTATCTGTCTTTTCGAGATATTTCTCAAATTCCTTGCGCTTGACTAATCGCTTACCTCTCCCGACAAAAAGTACAAAAGGGCACGAGGGATTATTAAGCATATCATTGATTCTGTTAATTCCGATATTGCTGTATTCAGCGGCCTCATCAATCGTCAGCGTTACCTTTTCCCATATTGGCACTTTGTTAATCATTGCCTGACTCCTTTCTATCTTTTCTTTAATGTCTGCCACTCTCCGGGAAGTGGTTGTTTTTGAGATTAATAGTCTCTGTGATACCTCTTCAAGGCTTTTATCAGCAACTAGCAACTTAAAAACTTCCACTTCCTCATCGGTGAAATTGGCATTTTTCATAATCTCTTCAAGTTCCGGCTTAGTAAGTTTTGAAAACTTCATAAGCCTATCTCCTATCCTTCGGTTTTGTTCGCACTGTGTATACAAGTATTTGAGTATCGGCATGAGCTGTTACACGGCCTGTTATCCTCGTACACACATTGTTTTTTAATCGGCTCTATATCACTTATAGTTCTGCTATTCATCTGCTCTCCCATTCCTCGCAACAATCGGTATAATCTGTCCAATCAGCTACATATTCGCTATCTTGGTTACAGCATACCCAACCTTGCGATATATCCTCGTATTGATGATATTTGCAATTTCCACAACATTCATTCATTTTATCATCACTTCCTTTTTGTATTGTTCTGCCATATATTGTCCGTAGCTCATGCCCTTACTCTTAGCAATCTCGCAGATTTCCGCAAGTTTGTTTTTCTTAACAGGCTTTCTTTTAAGTCTTTTCTTTTCTCTGATTTTTCTTAATTCCGTAGCTCTCTGCTGTCTATGCGCTTCGCAACACGTATTTTGGTTAGCTGCGGTCGGTGTAAATATCTTGCTACAGACTACACATTTAATTGGTTTGTAGTGTTTCATTGTTTACCTCTCCATATTTCTTCATCAAGAATATACCGTCTGATAAATCTATCTGCGTACTGTGGGTGTATCATTGACCTTGCTGTTTTAACATTGTCTGCCCCTGTTTTTGTATAATGTTCTTTTGCCATTGTTCTTATAGTGTCCTTACATTCGATAGCGTTATAACTAATTGGCTCAAAAATAAGATTATTCTGTGGCTCACAATTCAAAAACCAATATTGCGTAGGCTTTTTAAAGTAATCTCCGCTATCTCTCCTGTCTCTGTCAATTACCGCTGGGGAATAGCACCAATATCGTCTTAAAAAATGCTCTTCTGAATAAGGATTCTCCATTACTAGTTTTAATCCTTTTCTCGTGCAAATAATAAACATTTTGTTTACCAAATCATACATAAGTGAAACTTCTTTAAGCAAATTCATATCAAATTCGCATTTTTCTTCTAAAGACCATTTTTTCTGACTTGCCGACTGTCCTCTGAACCATAGCATTATCTGATTTTCAAACCTTATGCAAGGGAAAAACGCAAATATCAAATCGCCAGGGCTTATCTTATCAAACAAACTCGGCTCACCTTGATACCCCCCCTCTATCTCTTTAAAAAGGTCAGTAACATAGTCAGTTTCGTTAAATTCATTCTGAATATCATAGTCGTAGGCTTCAATTCCATACTTTTTGAAAACGTTCTTGAATGTGCCTGACTGCTCAAATAAACAATGTACTATCATTCTAAATCCACCAAAAGGAAACCTCGGTTTTATGTGCGCACAACCTATTCCTTTCTGATAAATTAATTAATGTTTAATATTTTCACTACACCACTGCTCTTGTATCCCATCATCGGTCTGGCGGATGTCGTACCACGCAAGCACTACCTCCGCCAGACCGATTATGCCGAATACTATGAGGGTGGTGTATACTACTGTTGTTATGTTGGTCATTCTGTATCACTCCAATCTAAGTCTATTTTCTGACCGCAATTATCACAATATTTCTGTTTGTTAAGTAAGCCCTTACCATTGCAACAAGGGCATAAAGCAAATTCTTTATCTTCTGTAAAATCCGGTTTCTTCGATACCTGCTTTTCAAGTGCCTGTATTGCTATTCTCATTGCTTCTGCAAGCTCATCTTTAGTTGTATTTAGCGGTATCCCTTGGGGATTACTAAAGGATGTTGCAAAACCAATAGTATTACAGATTTTAATTGCTTCACTCTCTGTCATGCTATATCCTCCTCATATCTATCCTCGTGAATTTCCCTATCCTCTTCGTGGGAATAAGCTCTTTTACAATGTACGCAAAAAGCTAAAAGCTCTTTTATGTTTGTACTTTTTTCGTATTTGCAACCGCTACATGGGCTTGGCTCTTTATTATTCTTTTCTGTCATACTTTCCCTCGATTCCCGCAGTTTTGCTGTAAAGTCCTAACTTTTTCATTTTTTTAAGAAAAAGCTTCATTTCATATCCTGTAAGGCCAACACAAGTGTTTCCAATCTTCTTTTCGTCCATCAAGTCTCTGTCATACGACTGTAAAATATGACGGTCTGAAGCTTTATGCCAAATATCAACGCGCTGCCAATAATTGTACTTTGTATTGTAGCGTTCATATTGAGCACCATGCTTATCTTCACAGATTTTGTTGAATCCAATCTCTTTTAATTTTTCGTCTACGTTTTTAAATATTCTCATATTTTCTCCTATTCTGCTTCTGATTGAAGCTCTTTAATCCACCCATCATAATCCCATGAGCTTCCACATATAGCATCACTCGTTACAGTCGTTAGAAATTCTGCTAACTCTTCATCCGACATATTCCTTATTCTGTCGGCATTAGTCTTTCTGCTATCACATCTGCAACAAGGCTCATTATCTCTTGAATTGCTGTTGTGCTGACAGTTGCAAGTGCTATTAATACTGCCATTCAATTCAGCCAATTTGTTATAATAGTATCTTATATACTCCTTACCATACATATTTACTACCTTTTTAAACTCGTAAACAGCATTGCATTCCGCAAGCTCTTTTATTTGTTTGCTACTACACATTATTCTCCGCCTCTCAATTCTTCCAACTTCTTAAATTAAGTCCGCCACACCTCATACAATAAAACTTTTTATATCCTCTGGCATATTCGCACAAATAACCACAATGTCCGCAATATTCTTTTCCGTTACTAACTGATATTTTTTTGGGTTCTGACACATTTTCCCTCTCGAACAACTCTCCGTGTTTGCATTCTATACAATAATCATAATTTTCTTTATGCTTGCAAATATTACAATCAATCATTGTTGTGCCTCAATTCTTTCAGTTTTGCTTCGGCTTCCTCGTATGAAAGAAAAACAGTTTTGCCTATCTCACTTACCGGAATACAAAATGGCTCATCGTTATTAAAAAGTCGAACCGGTAATGCTTGTGACGCGTAAATGTATGCTTCATCTCCATCATACCCAAAATAACGAACTCTCCTCATACTGATAATATCTTCCGGTGTCTCTCCGGCTTCTAATCTGCATTCTACACATTCGCGATAAAATTCATAGATTTTATCTCCTTTGTTACATGGGAAAATAATCATTCTGCCTTGTTCCTCTAACTGCTGATACTCTTTGGATTTTTCAAGCCATTCAGCTAACTGCTCGCAATCTTCTGCGCTTTTAATGCAAGCGACACGCATAGGATTATTTATATCAAAGAAATCTGCATGATAACGATGCTCTCTAGCTGATTCTTGCGCACGTTCTATAAATTCATCAATATTCATTACTACTCCTTTTCCGGAAGCTTAGCCAGTTTCCATACTGTTGCATGCCCCTCACTACTCCACGATGTTCTTCCACCATTCCAAGCGAAAACGCTTCCATTCTCATATTTTGCAAAATACCTTTTAAGCCATCTGTGGTCGTTGCTATCGTTTACCAGTATCGGTGTATCAACTGCAACTTTCGACCAGTCAATTGGTGGTTCAACATATTCACTATTTGCCCATTTTTTTCTTGCATCTCTGCAATCAACATTGCCAAAACTAAATAAACAATTTTTACACGCTAATTTATAGCACGATGTCGGCTCTAATGTTGCTTTGTCAACTGCTATTTTGCTACCACCACAAGCAATATCCAAAATCTGTTCTGCGAATTTTTCTCTATTTGTCATAGTTTTGCACTCCTTTCCCATAATCCGGCATGTGTTTAAATCTCTTATATGCCTTATTGTCTCTGTGTTTTTCCATGTAGGCTTTTTGCCTATCGTCTCTCATCTGCTTTATGTGAGCATTTTGAGTGCTGTCGTTATCCCATGCATAAGTCATTAATCAATCACCTTTATGTACCTTTCATCAACGTAATTAACTTCATCAGCAAGGCATTGTGCCACCTTTGGCAATGTCAGACCGAATTGATTAAATTTATACAGTGTGTCGATTAAGCCCCTAAATTCTGTGATAAATTCTTCAATCTCTCTGACCGACAATTTAAACATCAGCTTAAGTGCTGTACATGCTAAAGTCATGTAGCTGTATGCCGTATCGTTTAAAAGCTGTCTCGTGTCGTTTATCGTAAGTGGATTATTCCTTTGGTAAATCCTAATCAACTGCTGCATTGGGATTAAATTAATCTCTTTCTGCACATCAATGCCGTATCTGACTTTCAAAAGTTCGGCAAGCGTTTCGGTTTTCATTTCATTTTCAGTCTGTGCCCTTTCGAGGTACTCATTTATGGTTCTTTCAAGCCTTACAATACGCTTATTGCCAAATCCATGATGTAAATACAGTACATAGTAGCCTAAGTCCATAAAGTCTGTGAAAGACCGCCTTACGAGCTTTCTGCGGTTATTGCTGTTTTTCAGCGTAACTCTTTCTGATTTTGTCCACGTAAAATCCGGCTCTTTGCGCTTTTTCTTTGGTTTCAGTTTGTTGCTCATATTTTTTCATTCTTTCTTCAAGTTCTCGTTTTGCCCTGATAAAACAGGCTTCGGTAGTTTCTTCTGCGACTTTTACAAGTTCTTTACCGCGCCACCGGATAGTTATTTTTGCTTCCTTGCTATTTGTTTTGTAAATCATTTGCAAGTCATATTTCCTTTGCAGTGGTCGGTAAAAATCGTAAAAATCTTTCAAGGGGTCCATTGTGGACTCCTTTCTTTTATCTTCTGCCGTGCCAAGTTTGCCTTTTCGCAAGTTGCATTCTTAACGTTCTGCTGATAGTGCTTTTCGCAGACTTTATATCCAGGCTTTACCGGATTATCGCAGAAAAAACATAGTCCTTGTTCATATCTGCCGGTTCTTTCAGGCATTTTAACGTGTGCTCTTCTCATTGTTTCTCGACAAAATGTGCAAGTGGTATGCCCCGGGTCTGCTTTCCTCTTGCGACATCGTGTGCATATGCCATTTGCCTTGTCTTTTTCATATCGTGCTTTTCGCCATACTTTTTGCCGTTCATTGTATTTTTCTACATCAGCAGCACGTATCTTTGACATGGCTTCGGCTGATTTTGCCCTACACTCAATACAGCTTTTTTCATCACCATATAGCAAGTTCTTGCCACATCTAGGGCAAACACCAACCGCCTGTAATTTCTTGTAAAGTTCTCGACCATATGCCGTGCGTTTGCTGTTACATGCCGTGCAAACCACGCCTTCTCTATCAAGCGGTTTTCCACAAAGCACGCAAAGGTTACTGGCTTTTCGTTCTTCATATCTCTGCCTAAAATACTTGTCTTTTATCATTTTTTCGCTAGGAGTAAAACATGTTTTAATTGGTCGACCAAAACCTCTTACCTCCTATCTTTTCATCTGCTCGATACGTTCTTTAATTTCTTTTGGCATTGGAATACCTTTAATTGGCTTATTTTGGCTTTTATTATCTTCAAGCGATAATTTTATCGCCTGTTGATTTTTAGAGCCGATTTGAGTCGAATACGAGCTTTTATTAGTACTTTCAATCAGTGCCTGTATATCCTTTGGCATTTTTTGATATTCCTTTGCTCGATTAACAACTGTCCTGTAGGTTCTCATAAAGTTTGACTGTACTACGTTTTCGATGCTCTTACTGTCCGTCAGCGCCCAATTCCTAAGATTGTCAGGGCTCCCGACAGCCTTTTGTACGAGCAGTGGTAGATTGTTAAATTCTTCAACTGCTCCATAAGTGCCATTTCGTAGTGCTTTGCTGACAAGCGCCCATGCTTCCATCTCGTTTAGCTCCTGTGGATTCTGAGTGAGGTATATTGTGTTTATCAACTGCCCTATGCTTGGCGCAAAACCACTTGTATCGGATGTTATATAGGCTCTCAAACCCATTTGCACAACGTTGTAATCCATATCCCTAAGCATCGTGTACCACGTATCAACTGCCACTGTTTTATCCGGTGGTTTAAAATTCGGATATGCCGACTGTATAACCATTAAGAGTTTAATTGTTTCATCTCTTGTCATTAAGCATTTCTCCATTCATCAAACACATTTTCTTTATTTTCCTGTTTTCGACTTCTTTCCCAAGTCCGGACTGCAGCTTTCCAGTCTTTCATTTTGTTTTTGCCAATCATCCAGCCTTTGGATTCATAAAAATCAATAAACGATTGAGCATCAATGTTATTGCTTCTCTCAAGGCAGTACTGCTCGACTTCTTCAACGCTTGGGGGGATAAAGCGTTTTGTTTTTCCCCCTCTCACACTCTCCCCTTTACTATCCTTAACTATACTATTCTTATCTATACTTACCTTACCTATACTATCCTTACCTACGGATACATCTTGTATACACTTTGTATACATCTTGCTTTCGTCAAGAGTGTATGCTTTATTTTTCTTAACTCCAAGCATGGATTTTTCGTCTACATAATCAGTAGGTCTGTATCTGTCGGACTGTATGTAATTGTGCATTTTCCAGTGCTTAATAACGATAATTCCGCTTTCAAATAAGATTACAAACGATTTTGCAATCAGCAGTTTAAAATCATCATCAGAAGCACCGCACATACGCTGTATTTTCTTAGGATTATTAACAAATCCATCATCGTCAGCATTCATGGATAGGTGAAAGTAAAGCATTTGAGTACTGCTCGGCATATCAAGAAAAGAATCACTTTCGGTTATTTTTTTAGCAAACATTCTGCGTTCTGCCATTTAATTAATCTCCTATTTTCTTCAAATTTCGGTTGATGTATTTTAATCTTTTTTCTCAAAATTCACACAAGACACATCAAGCAAGCAACCACACTGTTCAACTTCTCCCATTCCTATATAAGTTCTGTATCTGTAAGAGTTTTTACAGGTAAAGCAGAAATCCTTGCCACCATTCGGCTTGCAACTTGCCTTTTTATCTTCCAACTCTTTCTCGAGGCTCTCGTTTATCCTTTTGAGTTCCTTGACCTTTTCCTGTAATTCTTCAAAATCTTCAATGAGTTTATTGTATTTCTTCTTGCTTAAAATCTTCATTCTGAACCACCCACTTTCATGCAATCGCTTACAAGCATATCTGCTTTTATAAGTTCATAAATAATATCAAGGTATGTTCTGTGGTCTCTGTATGGGCAATTTGCGTCTTTATGTATTCTTGGGTCATTATCCCTCCGATCATTAACGTCAAAATACACATCGCTAACAAAAAGCATTTTCACACCTTTTGCAACGCAAAGGTAATAGCAACCATTCTTACCATATTCGCCCTTGCACTTCTTAAATCCAAATTTTTCAAATTCCTTTGCTTCAACTTTCGGAATCAACATTTTCTTCACCCACTTTCAATAAATCCATAAACTTCTCATACTGCTTCTGCGACACCTTGTTATGCTTCTTATCGTCTCTAATTTCGATTTTAAGGTGTTTTTCCGCTATATTGGATAATTCCCTTGCAAGGTTCTTTCTGCCTTGCTGTATGCCCTGTAAATAGCCTTTAGGTGCTTTTCTCTCGCCTATCGAACCACTATCACGATTTTCACCCTGTCCGCCAATGCTAACATTCCTAAGCTGATAACCATTGTCAGCATATAGCTTGATGTAATACTTCTCCTTTTCGTCAAGCTGGCTTTCGGGAAAATTTAGAAATTCAACTCGCCAACCATACGGATTATCCTCTGAATATAGCTTATGTTTGCGTAAACTAAGGTCTATGTGCTGTTCATAGCCTACAAGGTGGCTTGCTAATCTCTGTAAGATATGTACTGCCTGTCCGACATAAGCAAACTTAAAGCCGTTTTCATCCTCTCGGAGTAGGAAGTATATTCCACTTTTGTCATTCAACTTTGGATTCAGCTTCAACAGTCGCTTTTTGTTTTCCTGTTCTATCGCCTTGGCTCTTGCTATGTTCTGATAATTCAATGTTTCCACCTGCCCTTACTATTTCGATTGCTCTTTTAACAGGAATGAGATAATTATCACTGTTACCGCTTCCATATAGTTTTACTAAAGAGTCCGTTTTTAATTGTTCCACAATCTTATCTACATCATAGGCGGTTGGAATATTTTTTAATTTATTTATAAATCTTTGTAACTGTAAAACAGATACTTCTACTTTCATGGTATTAGGTCTACCACTTGTGTAAACTTCAAGTTCATCTATGACATCATTTACCTCACTTCTGCTTATTAAACCACTCATTCTTATCACGCTCCAATAATATACATTCAGTTTCAAAGAGTTTTTCAGATATATCTTTTGAATTAACTCTGCTCTCAAATTCTTTGATAAAATCTCTGTATGCCTGTTTTCTAACCTCTCGGTCATGCTCGGTGCAAATCCGCTTGTATCAGAATGCACGTAAGTTTTCAGTGCCATAGATATTTGGCTGTAGTCATATTCTTCCAACATCATATTCCACACATCTACTGTCTCTGATAAATTGCTCGGCTTGTAATTGGGGTAGCAATCACACATTATGCGAATGATTTTAATTGTCTCGTCTCTTGTCATTTCTCTACCTCACACATTATCCCAATCAATGGTGCCTTTATTAGCCGAATGTGGCTCATTGTCCTTTAGTGCAAACAACCCTTGCCAGCAATGGTCTACTGACTGATTGAGGATTTTAACAGCCAAATCGTTATCGCCCTTTGAAAGTCTCTCGATAGTATTCATAGCCCTATGCAATGCCTTGTCAGTGCATATAGGTTTTTTAATTCTCTTGCGCATTGTCACATACTCATTAAATGCTTCATCAAGTAATTCATCATCTGGATAATAACTTTTCTTTTTGGATATTACGTTAGTAATATCTTTTTCTTTTATATTCTTATCATTCTTTAATTCTTTATCATTATTACATTCTTTACATTCTTGTATGTGTTCCGTCAATGTTGCCATTCAGCTTATTTTGGCAGTGACACAATAGTGCTTCAAGGTCGCAAATTCTGCCTGCTCTGTATTCACCGCGAATAAAATCCAAAACCCTATCTACACTTTCCAACCTATATGCAAGTTTATAATCGTCACTACTTTTAAAACAGTTATTGGCAAGCTCTCTGTATTTTTCTGCCTCTGCGTATTTTTCTTTCGCCTTGTTTAAATATTCTTCCGCTTTTGTCATTCGCTTTCACCCACTTTCAATAAATCCATAAACTTCTCATACTGCTTCTGCGACACCTTATTGCCCTGTTTATCCTCTCTAATCGTCACAACAAGGTGTTTTTCGATGATATGAGATAATTCCCTCGCTAACACCTTTTTACCTTGCTGTATGCCATCTCTGTAGCCTTTAGATGGCTTAAACTCATTTATCTTTTCCTTGCCCTCTCCCTGACCGCCAGCAGTCTTGTTATATCTGCACTGATAACCTCTTTTTGTGTATTCCAAAATCCAATATTGCTCCATTTCGTCAAGCTTGTCTTTCGGATAGTACATAACATTCAACTTCCAACCATAAGGATTGTTTTCGCTATAAAATCCTCTTTTCTTGATTGATAAATCTATATGCTGATAGCCTGTCAAGTGCGATATACTACGTTCTAAGCAATCTACGCTTTGACCGATATAAAAGTACGATATTCCGTTTTCATCGGTCCTAGTGTAAAAATAAATGCCACTCTCACGCTTCATATCAGGGCAAACTTCTAATATCCGCTTTCTGTTTTTGCTTTTGATTGCATATATTTGTCGCATATTACTCAATCGGTTCACACTCCTATTCCTTTACAAAATAAAATGTAATGCACAAAATAAAACATCTAAAAATCCAAATAAGATTGACAATACAAGCCATACAATGTCTTTCTTGATATTAAACTTGTCGCATTTTAACGCAAAAATCCAACTTAAAACCATAAATACAAACGCTAGTAATAAAAACACGGTATCATTCCTTTCTTTATATGAAATCGGTTATGCTCATCTGGTTATCTTTCTCAAACACAAGCATTTCTTTCTTTGCAATTTCAAAATAATGTGGGTCTAATTCAATTCCGATAAATTTTCTATCTGCTTTTATACAAGCAATTCCTGTGCTTCCTATCCCCATAAAAGGGTCTAAAACAACTTGCCCTTTATCCGAAGAATTTTCAATCAATATTTTCATTAGTTCAGCAGGTTTTTCTGTGTCATGTAGATTATTCCCACTTGCATCCTTTTTCTTTTTATTTGGGATAGACAATATATCACTTGTTCCGCAGTTGTTTATTTTTACTCCTTTTCCTTTTCGGAAAAACAAAATGTATTCAAATTGTGACATATAATACTGACCCATTATTTTGTTTCCCTTATCCCATATCAACGATTTAATAAAATGGAATCCATAAGTTTTAAGCCCTTGCTCTTTTTCCTTATCGGTTCTTAAATCAGTAAAAGCGTTTAGCATGTGTATAAGATTGACATGATTAGTCATAACATAACAATGGCTACCATCTTTAAGTATTCTGTAAAACTCTGATGCATATTCCGAGCAGTCAATGTTATTGTGCGTAAATACTATTCCTTTTTTATTTATTTCCTTTTGCAACATTCCACCACTGTTTCCAGCACTTCCTTTCGATGTTGTTGGATATGGTGGGTCTGTCGCTATTAAGTCAATGCTTTCGTTTGGAATCTTCTTAATAATGTTTAAGCAATCATCATTGAAAATATTTACATTCCTCTGTTCCATTTTTCAATCGGAGTAAAACCAGTTTTAATGTGCGCACAAACCTCTTACTCCTTTCATAATATTTAATTGTTTTGTTATCTTTAGTGAATTAGGTGAATGGTAATTCCTCGTCAATATCATCAGGAATTGACATAAAGGAATCTGAATCAGCACTTGGACTGTTTCTACCTATAATTCCATTACTATTGTTCTGTTGATTGGCACGGCTTTCGCAAAATTCGTGTCTTTCAACTACGCAATCATTAGTGTAGATTTTTCGTCCATCCTTGTTAGTGTAGTTGCCTGTCTGCCATCTGCCCTCAACGATAATCTTAGTTCCTTGGTGCAAATACTTCTCTGCAAATTCTCCATTCTTGCCAAATGCGATACAGCTAATAAAGTCTGCTGCCTGTTCGCCCTCTTTCTTAAAAGTTCTGTCAACAGCTAATGTATACCTTGCTACCGCCATACTTCCGTTTGCTGTCTGTGAATATCTAACATCAGCATCCCTAACAACTCTCCCCGAAATTATCACTTTATTCATATTTTTTCCTCTTGCTTTCTGAAATTCGTTTTCTAGTTTCTTCACTTCTTTTTTGCCCTGTATGATGATATATTGTGTGTGCTGAATTTGTCATCATACATAAATTTTCAATTCTGTTATCATTTTTTATCCCGTTCAAATGATGTATGCAACAATTTCGTGGCACTTCTATTCCTGTGGCTTTTTCATAAACTAAGATATGTTCCATAACGTACCCGCCTTTATCTGCTCTTTTATGTTCCGGCATTAATATTTGTATATATCCTTTGCTTGTTCTCCTAACACCGCCATTCCAATTACTAGCATTTTTACCACTTTTAGCCTTTGACCTGTTCAAAAACTTAATTTCTTCATCTCTCTTTAAGTTAAGCGAATAAGCTTTTTTATAGATTGCCAAAAATGTTTTATTAGGAAATAAGGCAATTAATTCATCATTTGTTGAGCAAGAATATTTATCTTTTAATAAAAGGACTTCCTCCTCACTCCATTTGAAATTCATAGTCATTATCTCCTTTCTAAAAAGGGCACTCATTAGGATTAGCAAGTAGCCATTCCTTGTTACGCTCTGCAACGTCCACATTCGCCCCATTTACGGCATTTTTCATCTTCTCGATGAAACTATCTCTATCAGCATTTTCACTTGACAAATGGCACATTATGACATTCTGCAAGCTGTCTGAATCGTTAGCCCTGACAAAATCGCAAGCTGTATCAATGGATAAGTGACCTCTGAATACGTGATTGGCTTTCGGATTGTCGGTATCAACTAAATCCTTGTCATAGTTCACGCCTAAGAGAATGTGGTTTATGTCCTTAAACTTCCACTTGACAACCTCGCAATCGGTTATGTAAAGCATTCTTCCCATTTCCTTGTGAGTAATCAGAAAGCCGAATATCGGGCAAGGTTCGCCGTTTGCGTCTGTATGTGTCCAGCTTCCGACTATTGTTGTCAAATCAAAAGGCTTTACTGTAAACTCGCCCATATTCATTGACATATAATCAATCTTCAAATATGGTGCATAAATCGGTATTCCCATAGCCTTAAATTCGTTTAATGACTTGCTATGGTCTAGAGGTGGGTGTGACTTATAATCACACCCTTTATCCCCCTTATGTTCCAATCTAAGCCTTTTTTGATTTCCTTAATGCTTATTCCGCAATCAAGGATAAGTGTTTCTCCACTGTCGGAAGTTAGCAAATAGCAATTACCTGTACTTCCAGTTGCGATACATTTAAGTTTCATCTTCGTCACCGCCTTTGGACTCGTTTAAATATTTGACACGCAATTCATAAACAGTTTTGCAAAGGGTATTACAAATTTCATTGGCAATTTCCCCTTCGTTTGCTAAGTGTCGAACATAACTCTTACCACAAATATAGCAAGTGAGTTTTCTTATAAGTTCCCACATAGACCACGAAGTGACGCTGTCAATAACCGTTCTCATCAATCCGTCTTGCCTTTTTCCGTCAACAGTTCTCTTGACAAACCAATATTCTCTTGGTTCTTTAAGCGTTGTGGCAACATCTTCTCTTATCACTTTACCCTTTAGTGATTTTTCCACTTCTTCAAGAATTTCCGATTTTAACTCTTCTTTTTCTTTCTCTGTCATAAGGTCACACCTCGATTTCATCATCCTGTGGAAACTGAAAAACAGCATTGTTGATAAAATCTACTTTTGACGGCTGATTTTCTGCTCGTACCATAACACCGCATTTCTTTAATCTTTCAAATTCCTTTGCCGCATCTTCTGAAATATCAACATTCTGCATTACGATAGGCATACCTACATATACTTCTCTAAGCATTTCCATAGCCTTAATTGCCTTTGCTTCGGTGGAATATTCAGCTATCTTTATTGCTACACCAATGCTAGAATGGTGGCAATAAATGTTTGTACGTTTTGGCTCTACAAGTTCTGCACATATCATGTTAAAAGAACCGGTTTCATATGGAACATCTACTGTTCCGTCCTGTGAAATTACTCTCATATCAGCTCTCCTCACTCTGCATGAATGGCGGTAGTTCCTCTGACTGCTTGTCGGCTGTGTCTGTAGGCTCTACATCAATTATGTTGTCCTCGTCAAAATCAACTGTGTTTGCGTTCTGCTCAATATCATAGGCAACATCCCGTTCAAGCATTTCATCGTGGCTGATTTCCTCGTAATCATCTTCTTTGCCAAAACCGCTATGAGTATTGTTGATGGCTTTGAGAAGTCTATTTTTAACAGTTTTCATAGCCATCTGGTCTGCGAATTTCTGATGAACCCCGTTCCCGGTCTCCTTATATCCGTATCCCTGTTTCCAAGCTGTCTTTATCTGCGCCATAGTCATAACTTCTGCAATCTTCTCACCATTTCCCATAATCGCTACCGCATAAGCACCAACAATCTTGTCATTGTCGATATTCTCAAAGCTCTGTTCGTGGCAATCAATAATTGTCTTTGCGTCCTCCTTGTGGTACTTGAATACATCCCCCTTATAAATAACTGATGCATTAATGTCTTTAAGCCCATATCTTCTAGCAAGGCAAGTTGCACCATAAACAGACGGCTGACAGCTTAATTTACCCGCATAAGCGACAGGGTAACACTGCTTCTTTCTTATTGATAATCCGTCTGTTACCATTTCAATAAGTGCATTTTCGATACTTGCCCTTGTGCAGCTCTGTAATACAGGCTTCTTATTCATATCCTGTGTGTCCTGTAAGATAAGCATTGCCGACATAAGCTCGTTTGTGTAGTTATAATCTTTAGGGAATGTCAAGCCAAATTTCTCTTTCTGCTTGATTTTAACAACCATTCCCTCTGTAAAATCCTTTGCTACAAGCTCTCTGCTTTCAGCTTCTTTCTTTTCCGCAACTGCCGTATTCTCTGCCATAATTAATCCTCCTAAATCTCATTAAAAACCTGAACCGCAAACAGTTCATTAGGTGTCTGCTTGAATAAAACTCCGTCAGATATGACTGTATACATATATCCGTCATACTTAAGCTCTACAGTATGTTTCTTACCGCCCATGTAATAATTTCTCTTCTTAATACTCATTTCTATACCTCACTTTCTTCAAACTCTTTTAACTGTTCTGCCAACTTCTTGCACTCCTCTGCCACATATTCTTCTGTGCGAACTATCGTGCCATCAATGCGGAATCTGTCTTCGCACTCAATCTTCATAGCAAGATTTTCTCTGTAATTAGGAAATCTCTCATAAGCGAGTTTAAGCTCTTTTGCATCGTCACAATGTGCGCAATCAAAACCAAACCACCATAAATCACTTTCTACCGGATAGTTTGAATTTTCTCCACCATCCGCAAAGGTAATACCGCCGTGGCATAAAAAATATGCTTCAATTCGTATTCTTTCGTCTTTATCAAGGCAAGCTCCAAGTAAAGGGAAAATACCGCTTATTTTTCGGTCTCCGACATCTGCTTTCTTAATTTCAAGATAGTCTGAATACTCTTTACCATATAAAGGGTGGTTTTTGGGAATGCCTACATATCCGCACCTATGCCCCATCACGTTGAATGTAACGACACATTTATATCCTGCGTGTTCAAACTCTCGTTCTACAATATATCTATCATTGCTCATATCACACCGCCTCAATCACAAGCTCTTTGTCCTGTGTATGCTTTAGCAAGATTAGCTGGTTATCAATCTGTGGTATTCTCCAATCGTCAACGCTCTCTGTGTCATCAATGATAATTGGGAAATTAACGCTTGCCACTTTCTGAAAAGCTCGGCATATGTCAACTTCTGTCAGCATTCTTGCACCATGATTGAGATTTCTTGCATATGCTTCACCATTGTAAACAAAGTCGCAGCACTCCTCGGTATCGCCATTTAAGAGCGGTCTGAAAAGCTTTGCTGTAGCAAAATCCAAGTACTTATTAACATCAGCCTGTAAGAGTTCGTTCTTTTTTCGAGTAAACTCTTTCAGCAAGTCAAGCTTTCTCTCCCAATCGGCAATCTCCTGATTGAGGTCTGTTCTCTTATTTTCAAGGTCGGCTATGCTATCGTCTATACGCTTGTTATTCGCCACACCAAGCTCGATTTTTGTGCTGACTGATGAAACTTGCCTTAACAGTTCGTTTCGCTCGTTTTTAAGCTTTCTGATAAGTTCTGATGTATCGTTTTCATCTGCAAGAGCTTTCTCTTTTTCCTCGATTTTAGCTTTAAGTGCCTGATACTCACTGTTATCTGTCATATCAACATCAGTAGGCACTTTTCCAAGCTCTTTAGTAACAGTATCACGCTTTTCCGTCAGCTCCTTAAGCTCTGTCCTCTTATCCTCGACAGCCTGTTTAAGTTCCTTTTCAAGGTCGGCTATCTCTTTGCTATCGTTTGACAGTGCATTGCCCCTATCTTCAAGTTCTTTAAGGTTCTTTGCTTTTCGCTCGTCAAATTCAGCTCTCATGCTCTCTATCTTATCTTCCGGCAACTTCTGACCGCACATTGGACAATTAACACTACTTTCATCAAAGACAAGCTCCTTTGTCTTTTTCCAATCGGCGCGCACCTTTTCTAAGTTTTCTGCGCAAAATCCGATTTTTCTTTCAGTACTTTCAATGCTAGTCTTTTCGGCTTTTATCATTGACTCTGTTTTTTGAATTGAAACATTGTAGCCGTCAATCTGTAACTGTAGCTCCATGCGTTTTTTCTGATTGCCAGCATTGGCTTTTCTCTCCATGTCTGAAAGCTCAAACTTAAGGTTCATAATGTCCTCTGTAGCTTTCTGTTTGTCCTCTAAAATCTTGTTATAGTCGGACAGCTTATCTTCGATTTCCTTAAGCTGTGGCTCATAGGTTTTCTTTTGTAATTCAAGCTCTGCAAGGTCTGTATACTCATTGGTAGAATGAATTGTATCAATCCTTGTTGAGATTTCGTCTCTTTCCTTGACAAGTCCTTTTGAGCCATTCCTACCGCCTGTGCCGTTTAGCTTGCCACGGCATACTTTTTTGAGTTGGTCTACATCCCCATCGTCAAACATTGGCTTAAGCTCGGCAAACTGTGGAAACATATCGCAGATTTCTTCATCAGTACGTGTTCCAAAATAGCTTGCAAGTGCTAATCTCTGCTCTGCCTGTGACTTGTTGAGCAATATCATGGCATTTAAGCAAAATGGTAATACTCCAAGCTCTGCCATGTTGTCATTGATGTACTGATTGTAGTCAGCCATTTTGTAAGGTACATCGTTGATTGAGTAATCAGTAACACTGCCTGTAATCTCACCTTTTTTGTTGCGTTTCTGTCTTGTAATCTTTTTCAGAGTCTTTTCTTTTCCATCAATCTCAAAGGTAACGGCTCTTGTGATGTCAACATCGTCAATCTCGGCTCCGTTTTCATCATGTGGTCTTATGCCTGTAATCTCTCTGTCGTTCTCGTCATGGCAATTCAGCACATCAAGGATTATTCGCTTAACTGTCGATTTGCCGACTTCATTCTGACCGGACAACACAGTTTTCACCGAAAAATCTGTGTCTAATGTGTTTTTGCCATAGAATTTACAAAAATTCTGCGCAAATACATGTGTAATCTTCATTGCGTTTCCTCTCTTTCTATTTGTTTATGGTTTTTAAAATCAAATTTCCGTGTAGGCTTGATTTTTTAACTACTCTTAAGTATGAGTCCGATTCCGATACGAAAAGCCACTCGCTCGCCACATAATGAGCCTTATTGAGCAATAACTTTTGCTCTCTTGTTAATGGCTTCAATCTGTATCTTGTATCGCCTAGCCTAATTCGTCTTACACTGCTCATTTAGCTTCTCCATTTCTTTATCTAGTAACGCTTGGAAGTCAAAGGATTTGTCTTTGTGCCGTTTAGCTCGATATAATTCTTGTAGGTAATCGTTAGCACTCTGACGTTTCAATTGGCTACCAATCGCAGTAGATGTCAAGATTTCCATTTCCGCTCCCCTCGTCATATACAATCCCTTGTATGCCAACAGGAGTATCAATTATAGTTCCGTGTGGTAAATCATCACTTGCAATTACTGCATACTCGTTTTCATCTACAACAAGTCCATATTCGTTTAGATGCCTGCCCGGTATATTAAGTCCACCACCAGGTAACACTCTCTGTGAGTACCACGTATATGTGTAATCGCCATATCTGACCCGCCCCAGCTTCTTAAATCGGCTACAACTGTATTTCTTACTGCAAGTCGGAACTGTTGGCTCTTCGTAGGCCTGCTCAACTACAACCGGCTCATTCTCAACTACTGTCGGCTCAACCTTTCCAAGCATTACGCTATTTAAATAGGAAGTAACACCGGCTGTCAGCTCAATTTTGCTATCTGCTTTCGTTGCTATTGGCTTTAAGGTCATAATTCCAATTGTTGAAATTAATAACATCAACATCAGCTTTCTTCTTCTCATGCGGTTCACCCTCCTCTATGAGACATATTGCAATTAGTATCAGCCAAAAGACTGTGACAATTGCTCCAACGATAATACTCGCTGTCTTAATTCCGTATGCCACCGATAATCCAAGGAAAAATGCAAATGCTAATGCTCCGAAAATCGAATAGCCACAGCCTGTATAGAATTTCTCTTTTAAAGTTCTTTTTCTCATACAATCACCTCACTATGCAAAACTCTGTTGAGCGTTTGCATCATGAATAAGCTCAACAAGATACTTAGGCACGACATAGCAATCAATGAACTCATGCACATCGTCTATGTACTTCCTCTTGATACTCTTATAAGTAGATACGCAACCATACTCACGCTTTAACTGCGTCCATATATCAGAAAATGTCTTATGTCTGATACTGTTGTCTCTGTATGCTTCGCTCTGCTTGCCACCAAGAATATTTACAACTCTGCGCTTAACATGCTGTTGTATCTCGTCAATATCGCAACTGTAAAGTGGTACATTTTCCTTAAGCTCGCTCACATCATCTTTGATGTCGTTTACTTTCTGCTCTAATTCTGTATAGCCCTGTGCCAAAAGCTGTATCTGACCGCCTGTTGTCTTTGGCATACCATAACTGCCTGTTTTTCTTATCTGTGGAAGCACCTCTGCTGTAACCCAGTGTTTAAACTCTTTAGCTTTCTTCATCTTGCTTTGAAATACTAATGAATAAAAGCCACTCTCGTTGATTATTGTTGTTTTTCTATTCTGTTTGCCATCGAATAAAGAAATAACTTTTCTGTCGCACTCATCAACATGGGCATTTATATCTCGGCTACCATTTTGGTACTCCAGCTTATCAGCTACATCAATTCCTACAAAATAAGGTTCTCCGTCAACTGTTATTGTTCTTACTGAACCAAATTCTGAATTTTCAAAAATCTGTAAATCGTTCATGTTTTCTCCTTTCTGTGGTATAATCTCCTCATTAGATAATAAGGAGGTGAAAAATCAATGGATAACTCAAAACTTGCCGAGCTTTATGCTTTTGCCAAAATATGTGGCTATCAAGGAGATGCGCCTAAATTCAAGGAAGAGTACCGCAAATACTACGATGAATTTACGAGCATTATCAAATCAGAGTCAGCTAAGGCCACGGCAACTATTAATCCTTTTCGCACTAGCTATTAATTCTTAATCGCTAGTAAAGCATTGGTGAGAGAGTCGAGGATTTTACATTCGCTTTGTATTCTCTCGACTTTTTCACCATTTGCCACATCATCAGCGATACCTAAAGCTAACTGCTCTATACAATCTTGTAATGTTTTGAACTCGCCATCATTATTAATAGTGTATGGTTTTCTCATTTCTACTCCTTTCCCTCTAAAGTCTTTGGCTCCAAAAACTTATCCGCACCAACTGATAATGCTCCGCAGATTAGCTCATACTCGTTGAAGTCTAATCTTCTGTTACCATTGAGTGATAAATTCAACTTCTGAACAGGAATACCTGTCTTGCTGGCAACAAAAGTCTGTGTAATGCCGTTATCCTCTAAGTAAGTTTTAATTTTCTGTCCTACGCACATATTCTTTTCTCCTTTCTGTTTTGTTTCGGTTTTACCGAACAACTGTATTATAGTTTCGGTATCTCCGAATGTCAAGGACTTTTTTCGGTTTATCCGAAATTTTTTTCTTGACTATCCGAAACTTTTATACTATTATCAATATTAGAAAGGAGGTATTCATATATGACTTTTGGTGAGAAAATAAAAACTGCAAGGATTTCTAAGCACTACACTCAAAGACAACTTGCAGAATTAATAAATGCAAAGCATAATTCAATTAGTGATTGGGAAAAAGATAAGTCCAAGCCTGATATGGACACAGTAGAATTGATATGTGGTGTGCTTGATTTAAGCCCCGGATATTTAATGGACAGTATAAAGACATCTGCCCCAAGCTCCGAGCTGTCGGACACATATACCGAGCTTATAGAGTTATACTCAAAGCTATCAGAAGATAGTCAAAAAGCTATAATGCAGATTTTGAGAAATTTAAAATAAGGGGGATTTATTATGTATGTAATACTTTTAGTAATTATGGTTGTGGGATTGATTGTTTTACTTGAAAAATTAGCAGATATAGATAGTAGTAATAGTAATGGAAATACCACGTATAATGAACAAGGACAGAAGTGTTGTCCATATTGTGGCTCGACACATTTTCAATATGCCGGTCAACAAATTTATGGCGCTCGTCCTGAAAAGACGAAAACTAGGTACACGGCTAATCTAAATCCGCTCCGACCTTTTACACTTGTTAATAAAAAAGAAAAGGTTGTGAAAAAGGCAAGAAGCGGATATGCCGTTGACGAGTTTATCTGTTTGAATTGTGGCAATCGTTTCAGATAAATCTTTTTTGCAGAGGTAGGTTTTTCCTACCTCTATTTTTTATCCCCACCGCTTAATTGCCGACTTTATGAAGCCTAGCAAAAAGTCGAGTAGTTTTTCATTTTCAATGCTATCAATTAGTTTCTTTATTTCATCCTTATATTCCATACAACACTACCTCCGATACATCAATTATAGAACATTTGTTCTTAAACGTCAATAAGGACGGCAGAAAAATCCACCGCCCTACCGAAACTTGAAGAGTTCTCTTATTTGAGAACATCATTACTGTAGCACTTTAAAGTGTTTTATTTTGTCGAATATTGACAATACGGATTGCAAAGAGTAAAATAGCAAAAAAAGAACCAGAAAGGGGATTTTTTATATGAAAAGATATAGAGAATACTGCATTAACAATCATTATGTTAATATTGGCGATTTAGATAAGTATTATCAAGGCAATATGGAAATGGTTTGTAGACACATCGAGAGTAACTATCTCGTTGACCGCAAGACTTCAAGCTATTATGTAAATTTATACATACAAGATAAGCCATTTAAAAAGAAAGATTCTGTATTAAGCACAATAGCTATTTGCTTTTGCCTGCCGCTTATACTATGCGCACCGCTTTTTCTTGATGTAATATGTATCATAACAGCACTGATACTTGCTATCATTGATTTAGCTCTTAAGAGTTCAGAACAAATTCCAAGACGTCATGTAGGCTCGATTGTTACTATTGTGATATGCGTTCTTTCTGCTTTAGGATTGATTTTTGTAGACCATTCAAGTACTGATACCGCTAAAAGCGACAAGAAGTCCAATAATCAAGTTGAAAGTGAAATAGAAACTGAGACAGAGGGTGGCTCCTCGCAAGATTATCAAAGAGTTGAGGCTCGTGTCGGAGAGGCAATAACTTATCAAGACAACATAAATGTAACTTTAACTAATTTTTATGAAAATACAAATTATGATTATGAAAAGCCTAAAAGTGGATATAAATATGTTACTTTTAGCTTTCAGGTGGTAAATAATAGTGACGAAACATTTAGTTTTTCTTATACTAATGCAACCGGATATGCTGATAACGTGCAAGTCGAAAACAAGCTTTATTTGACTGACAGCTCTTCGATTTTAGAGCTTTCGCCGGGTAGAACTGGAAATGTCGATATATCGTTTGAAGTTCCAACAAACGCGCAAAGTATTGAAATGGATTACAATTTCAATCCATTCGCAGATGATGTTGGAGTATTTATAGGGCAATAATCAGAGAGGGAAAGTTCCCTCTCTGATTATTCTAATTGTGAAGTAATGTACTCATATTCCTCTTGCGATATTTTACCACTTGCTACTCTGTCGAGTAGTTCTTCTTTGGTTACTCTGCCACTCTCATATAGCCTTTTAAGGCTTTCAACTAAAATTCTCATATTAAAGCACCCCCTCATCCATTAACTGCCTTGTATAGTTGTCTATTGCTTCTTCATCAGAATGTTCGTTAATCTCTTTTGCCTGTTCCATAGCAATAAGATACTGCGAGTATTCGTCCTGTGTCAGCTCACGCTCCTCGTACTCCCAATGCTTAGGTTTGTAAGTAAAATCATCCTCACTCCCTGTTGCTTCAACCGATTTAATGTTTTTTCGCTGATAAACGATATTCGGAGAAGATGTTGTGTCAATATCAAGCGGTTTGCCCGATTGCATACTTTCTACTAGCTTATATTCTGTCATATTCAATACACCTTGCCTTTCTGTCTACTGTTGAAATTTTGCGCTTTAGTTTTCCAAAATCTGCAAATGGTTTGATGTACTCCCTGTAATAATCGTACATATCGCAATTTTTAATCCACGCAAGAGCGGAAACCATTTGTTTTGAGTCAAATATTGTAACCTTTGTTTTCCGCCATATTCTAACTGCCTTAGCTCTTATTTTCTTAAGGATTGTTTTCCTTAAGGTGGTTCTATTCCTATAGAATTTATACCCCATAAAATCAAGCGGTCTACCATATGTTGCCGGCTTTTCATTCTTGCTAACATATGGATTTTGGGGCAAATAATGAAAACGAAATATCTGCCAGTTTGCTTTGACTGTCAAGCCCAATTCCGCAAGACTGTTATCAATCACGGCTTTTACCTTACGCAATTTCTTTTTGCTTGCACAAAATATAGCCATATCGTCAACATAGCGTGCATATTTCAGCTCAATGCCGAGTGATTTGATTTCATGGTCAAACTCGCTCAAATACCAGTTTGCAAGCCATACAGAGGTATAAAAGCCAAGTGGCAATCCATTAGGCACGCAATGTATAACATTTTCAACAATCTGCATGAATTTAAAATCTTTGATTTTAGATTTAAGCTTTTCGATTAATTTATCCTGTGGAATACTAGCGTAAAATTGCTTCACATCAAGCTTATAGCAATATTTAATATTTTTACCGCTCTGTTTTATCCACTTGCATATGCACTTCTTGCCATACGTACCGCCACGCTTAGGAACCGAGCCATAACTGTGCTCATACATTCCTTTGTTAAACATGGGTTTAAGTACGTTCACTATCATGTGATGTACTATTGATTCCATAACTGTCGGTATTACTATCTTGCGTTTCTTTCGTGATATTCCGTCATATATTTCTTTGGGCTTATGTTCAAAAGGTGTGAAGTTAATCGCATATTCTCTAATTTTAGGTATGTATGTATCAAGGCCTGCTAAAATTTTCCTAACCTTGTTTCTTCTCTTTTTACCCTTAGAGAAATTTTGAATTGCAAGTTTTATATTTTCGTCTGAAATAAATTCAGCATATAGATTTCTGTATGTTCTCATACGTATTCTCTTCCTATCCTCTCTACCACGTTCGACTATTTCCTACTACTAGCAGTAGCTTGCATCGAGTTAATTTTTACCAAGGGGTACGGAATTTAGTCTGCATTCATTTTATCCCATGAATGATAGGTACAGAAGCCCCGATGTTCCACCCCACGTTACCAGCCACGTTGTTCAAGTTCACGTAGAACGCGCCACAATGACGGCCGTTGTTCAGGTTGCCACCAAAAAGAGCAAAGGCGCAAACTAAATCCCTTATATCAAATTAACTACACACGTTTATAGTTACAAATTTTCTTAGGAGAAACGTGGTTTCTCCCTTTCTGCTTAGGCAGAAATTCCCTCTTCCCTGTTGCAAGTTATTTGTAGGAAAGAGAAGCCCCGAAGTTCCACCCCACGACACCAGCCACGGCGCTCAAGAGCACGCAGAACGCGCCACACGGACGGCCGCCGTACAGGACGCCACCAAAAAGAGCAAAGGCTATAATTGCAATGTTAAACCAACAGCCATCAGGATAATAGGTCGATGATGAGCCTGTAATTGATGTTGGAAACATACCTAATGCCGTGTATAACATATCTTTGATATATCCGCCGCTTGTACCACTAGGAGTTGAATTAAGTATCTCGATATACCCTGTCCCATCAGTGTTATAGTTAGTTGCTTTGCTTCCATCCTTTGTTGACGGAGACAGCTTGACTTTCGCTATGCCATTAGTAAGGATAAGTCCCGCTGTTCTTCGCCACTGATTACCCCAGTAGTTCTCCATACCAAATACTTTAACTCCGGCTTTTCCGGCATTTTCACCCCAAAATAGCCCTTTGCTATTCATTGTGCCGGTCTTAAGCAATAAGTTTTCATCACTGGCATTTTCGCTCATGCCTCGTCCGAATACATCTTGCGTATCAGTAGACTTTCCCATGATGATAAGCAAAATATTAATCAAGAGTCTGTCAACATACTGCTCGATTTCATATCCTGCACCATTGGCTCTTGCATATGTCATTTCTTGACTGGCTGATTTTGATTTAATAACTGTTTGACCACTTATTGAGCGTAGCTTATTGTTGCCGTCAAGTGAGCCATTATAAATTGGTGTATAAAAATGAGATTTTTCATTGCCGTTAATGTCGATGAAATTTAGATTTTTAAAATCTTTATCAGCTTGGTAGTTGGCAACATAAAGGCTTGCACTGTTTGGATTGCCTTTGTCGGGTGCAATTTTCCACCATATAATGTCTGTGCCATTGCCCCATTCCATCATAGCATTTCCATCGTAATCAATGCTTGCTACATCTGACGCACTGCCATCTGTTTTTTTAGCCAAATCGTTCTCGTTGAGGTAATAGTCAACCTGTCCATTTGTCTTAAGCATACATGGTTTTGGCATAAAAAAGGCATTCGCCCATGAGCCATAATCAAAAGTTCCACTCGTGAAATTCATGGCCGCTGGAGTCATGCCTACTGCGTCTGCTAAATATCTGACTCTTGTTTTCGGGTTACTATCCGCCCCATTAATGTGAACACCATAAATAACTCTTCCCTCACTTAATTTTGTACCAAGGGCTTTAATACTCTCAACAATCGCTTGACCTGTTGTGTCTGATATAATGTCTATTCCGCTCATATATTTAATCCTCCTTGCTCACGTTAAGTAAGCCGGCACTTGTCACGAAAAAAGTAATGCCTCTTCCGTTTGCTTTCTGCTCGACAAGTCCGGCTTGTTGTTCTGCTCTTTGTGCAGCTTCATTTGCAGCCTTTGTAGCTGCGTTTGCTTGACTTACCGCCGTATCAATCTTTCCTGAAACTTGCGCGACCTCGTTTGCTTTTTGCGAAGCAGTTTGCGCTGATTTTTGAGCCTGAGAAGCAGAACTGCTTGCCGAGTTAGCTTTTTCTGTCGCAGTCTGTGCTGATTTTTGAGCTTGTGATACGGATTCTGCCATGCCGTCAAGGTAACTCTGAATAAGTCTTTGAATTTCAACGTCAAAATCCTCAACAGTTCCCATTCGCTTAACTATTCCGGGTGCGAAACACATCCATATCTGCTGTTTTTTCGTGTCGGAATCGGTCGATACCGCCCATTCTCCAGCTTTCATTTTTAAAGGGTCAAACTCCGCGTATGCCCCTCGTCTCATTTGAATTGCCATAAATTACGCCTCGCTTTCATCAATTATCTCCATTTGCCTAAAACGTGAAGTTGTAAATACAATTGTTTGTTTGTTTCTGCAGCAGCCGAGTTTATACAAAACCCCAACTCATTACTGCTCCATCTTGTAAAAAAAATAGAATACAACCCGCCGGCGCTACAAAACACAGTACCTGTAGTATGTAAGATACTTTTTATTCCGTCTGGCATATATACGCTTCCATAAGTATAATACAGACTACCATATTTAGAGCCAAACGAGACAGTCGCGGGAAAACTTCCCCACATTTCTATATATCCATCTGTCCACTGTCTCCAATACCAGCCGTTTTCATTGGTAAATGTTTTTGAGCCAAAAACAGTTTCAACCCCATTAAGAGTCAAATTGTTTGCGGTAATGTCAACGTTAGTTCCACTTACATTAACCGTTTCACCGTTTATGCTTGCAAAGCCACCGCCACAGCCCATACCGCTAGTATGTCCTCCAACGTTTGAAAAAAGGTTTGCTCCCTCTGGATTTACTGTAAGATTATTATCAATATCATTTCCACTGTAATTTCCGCTTATTTTTGTCCCTGTTTCCGCGTCTTGCGCCCAAAAACTTTGATTGAGTCCTGTGGACGGATTGACAACATCGACATTGAAAGCTTTTGTAAATTCGCCGTATGCTCCTACAATTTTTGGGGAAATAACATACTCTTTTCCTATTTGCGTATAGCCAATATTGTCTTTTAATTCGTTTAACTTATCGTTTGTTGCAAAATCGGGTTGGTCTGAGATATTGTTCCACGAAATACTCACTCCGTCAGCGAGCGTAATGCCCTTGTTGTCAAGCGTAATCAGAATTTTTCCGTTTGCGTCTTTGACATACTGCTTGCCGTTTGTATTATTCTCACCGCCTAAAGTGAGTGTTCCACCATGCGCCCAGTCAAAATTAATGCCGATAGCCGACATAATATTGAAAATAGCGTTTCCGTCTTTATCAACTCCGGCATTCCACGTTTTACCATAGTCACTTGATACAGCCATGCCATTAGCCGTCATTTTCCACTGTATGTTGCTCGAATTAAGGTCGGATTTATTGTGCATAATGTAAATAATTGAGCCATCCTCTTGCACCTGTTCAGTCTTAAAAAGTCCGAGCGATTGGGACATTAGCTGTGTCAGCATTTGCATTTGCTTGTCATATGCACTTAGTTGTATCTGTGCAACTTTCCTAGCCTGTACGATAGCCTTTGTCTCATTGCTAAATTTATCAGCACTATTTCTTGAAGCATTTTCAGCATCGCATGAAATTTTTGTACCGCTTCCAACTGTAAATGCTCGGTTAGAAATAAAACAGCTATAGGTATTCTGCTTGCGGTCTGTCACAAGCGCCACATCTCCACTCTCAATCAGTGGGTTTGACAAGAGTGTAGCGTCAAGAGGTCTGAACCTCATGCCTCCGATTTTTTTGAAGATATAGTTTGCAACTGTCTGTGCCTTTTCTGCCGAAATAAACGGATTATCAGAGATTGAGACTACATATCCCTCTTTTCCGGCAAGAGCATTAACATCTTTTGTCTTGTCCTCTTTTGAGGTTACAGTTACCTTTACCCCGGTGATAACAACATCATCAGTCGCAACGTTCAAGTCTTTTTGCGTGTAAATATTGTGGTAATTTCTCGTTTCTGTAAATGTTCCACCATCAACGCTATCTCCACTTGAATAGTCGGTGAAATTTCCACCATTCAGTGTATCTCCGTCAGAGTATGGTGTAGTTTTTGTGCTAAAAGTTCCGCCATTGTAATTTTGGCTCCCAAACTGGCTCATATCATACCACTCGATAAGCAATTCACCATCGTGACCGCATTTGCCCCATAATCCGCTTAACTGTAAGATGTAGGCTATTACCTGTCCATATGTGAGCTTTTGATTATCACTTGGTATCTCGTTAATCACGTAATCAGAGTTGTCAAATCTCGCCATAGTAAAAGGTACATCGCATTTAATACAAGCGTCTCTGACTACCTCATATGCTGCCGTAGGGTAGCTTAAATTGCTGTCATACTCACGATTGAAATTATTAATATTGTCAAGGCAAGTAAGCGTTATGAGCGAGCCGTCATAGCTTGTTTCGCTGACTCTATACTCACCGATTTTTAGTTTTTCACTTGTGCCATCAGAAAAGCTTTTTGAAACATATGCTGTTACGCTTGCCTTATCAAAATCATACTTGCCGTAATCTTCATAAATGTTATTCAGCTTAATTTTCAGTTTTCCGGCAATCAAAGCCCCGATTGTGAAAGTACCATTGCTTGATGTTGAATCATTAACCTCGAAGCCATTTGCCCACAGCTCGCTATCACTAACAGGAATTTTTTCACCATTAGTTGTAACTATGTCGGCAAAGCAATTTACGCTTATATCATTGTCAAGCATTACTGCCCTTTGCCATTTAGCTGATACGTTTAGCATTTAATCACCGCCTTATTCTTCTATGAGAGGAAAGCTTAATACCTCATACCTCTTATTGCCAACAGTCCATATCTTGATAGGTGCGGTTCTGTCACCCACATAGAATGTACGTGTTTCATCAGTTCCGCTCATAGCGTCAGGATATGTTACTCTGATATATTCCGGATTTACCATTTGAAGTATCTTTGCTGTCCTAGCCTTGTCTGTACCATTCCACGACAATTTAAGTTGCCGTTTCTGCGCTATTCTATTCTTGTGCATTTTGCCGTCCTGTGTACGTCCACTATCGCTTGCAGACACATCAATCAAGCCCCATTCAAAGCTTGACGGAGTAGGTAATTCCACTCCGTCTACTAATATCATCGCCATATGTCACCTCATAAAAAGACACCCACGCAAGGGTGAGTGTCTTATCCAAATTCATTTGCTACAATATATCGTTGTCCGTGCTTTGCCTTGCCTACCTGTGTCATGCGATAAAGTGTTTCGCTGTCACACTTAAACACATTTTCAATGATAGGTGGTGCAGAGTTTCCACCGGCATTAGAGTTCATCATTACTTGTGCCATGCCCTCCATGACAGCCTGTTTAATTCCCTCTGTGATTTGTTGGTTGTTTGCAACTACGTTTTTGCCGTTTGAGAATTTACCTATCATCTCATTATGGTTTGCTAAAAACATTCCGTCCTCGCCCTTTGGGAAACCGCCTTGGCGATAATACCTAATAGATATTTTCGGCAAACTGAATTTTCCAAAATCTTCCCAACTTACTGACAAGTGAGGGATTTTAATTTTTGCTGTTATGCTCGGTAAACTAATTCCTCGCCAAACACTAGGCAGATTATTCATCTTCCTTTCTGTTCCACTCATGGAATTGTTTGTGTTTGCGAGTGACCTGCTGGCTTTAGCTGCAAAATCTGAAAATGAGCTTTTAGCGCCATTTGTGCTCGAGTTTGCCTTGTCTTGCATTTCCCCCATTTTTGCCTTGTTGCCATTAATAGAGTTGTTTATTGAGGCAAGGAATCCCAAAAGTCCGTTTTTAAGCCTTGAGAAAGCACTTTGAGAATTTGTCGAGCTTGTACTTGACTTATTCTCCATCTCTCCCATTTTGCCTTTAGTTCCGTCTATGCCGGAATTTATATTGCTAAATGCTTGTCCTAGTGCGTTTGCAAGTCCGTTAAACACACCTTTTGAATTGGTCGTGCTTGTGCTTGACTTACTTTCAAGTTCTTCCATTTTATTTTTGGTGCCGTCTATTGCCGAATTTGTACCGCTTAGAGAGCTTTTAACACTATCACTTGCGGTTTTGTGAGACGAACTAATGTCGCTTGTATCGTCTTTTGTCTTTTTTTTGTATTCGTCAAGTTTGCGTCCGGCTCCCGAAATATGTTCACTCGTTTTTCCTACGCTTTTTCCGACACCATTCTGCATATCTTGTACGGCTTGGTCTACTTCTTCTCCGTATTTTTTGACATCATCTTTCGTTACCTTTGCGCTTTCACTTATAAGTGGCAATTCTACAAAAGGCAGTTTATTTAACTTTGTAATAATTCCGTTTATGAAGTCTACTAGCCAGTTATTTACATCTGTTACAAGGTTTCCACCAAACTTTGCCAAATCTCCCGAAATATATGTTAATAAATCGGTCCACCAACTTGTGTCGCTTAGGTTTTTGAAAATGTCACCCCAGGTAACATCTGTTCCGGCTATCCAATTTCCCACTGCCAAGCCTATGTTTGCGGCGGCAAGCACTATGGCTACAGAAATGGATATTTGCCATGAAGCACCGAGTAGCTTAGCTCCAAGTCCTGCCATTAAAGGTGAAACAATGGAATTAACATCAGTTCCTTTTGAGTCAAAAAACAGTGAAACACCATCTGCCGCAAGGACTAATCCGACTTTTGCAGAAACGCTTGATAATTTCGATGATAATAACGCGCCAACTTTTCCGTCTATTCCTGTTAATTTTGCAAGAGCAAAACCGGCTACGATTGTTGCACTTAAAGGGTCCTCTTTGAACCAGTTTGCGAGTCCTGTTATAATGCCCTCTGCTAATCCATTGACAAGCTCGTGAACATCTTGAAAAACTCCTATCCAGTCAATATTGGCAAAAAACTTACCAATTTGAGTACCGATTTCAGCCCAATTTGTACGTTCTACTGCTGTTGTTAGAGTTGTGAGTATTCCTTTAGCCCATGCCGATATAGTCTGCCCCAATAACGCAAAATCAAAATTCTCAAAAAATCCATTAATGCCGTTAGCAATCGACAAGCCAAAATTAGTCCAGTCGAATGTTGTACCGAATGAATCGAGAAAATGCAAAGCTGTATTCAGTGAACCGGCTATTGTTGCGCCTAGGTCATAAAAGAGTCTTGGGCTGATTAAACCATTAAGGAAGTCCGCAAGTCCTTTTCCGAAGTTGTCAGCTTTCCGATAAATTTTCTGCCAATCAATGCTCTCCATAGCACTCGCAAGAGCGTCACCGATGTACTTTCCAAGCGAGTAAAGGTCTTTGATTGATGATTTATATTTTTCAATCAATCCATCGGTTTTTTTCAGTGAGCTATTAACACCACTGCCAGCTCCACCGCCGCCTGAACCGCCACTGCCTGAACCTCCACCACTGCCACTGTCGCTGTTATCGTCAAGTGCGTGTATCTCATCTATGCTAAGCAGTGTCTTTTTCAGTTTTTGTGCTTTCTTGTTGGAACTATCAGCATTATCGCCAATATCGCCAACTCCGTCAGCTATGTCCTCCATGCCGTCAACAGTAGCACCGCCACCGCTTATCTCGATAGTCCATCCGAAGATTGCTCCGAGTGCGTCAGCTACAGTTCTTGTAAAGCTGATAACCTTGAGCATTACTTTGCTTAAGGCTTGAACAAATGGTTTTAGAGCATTGATTACTACGCTACCTATGATACTGCCCCATGCTTGAAACTCTTGCTTAAGGACTCTTACACTGTTAGCCCAGGTGTTCGCGGTCTTAGCGAAATCACCTTGCGCAGCTTGTGTATTTGCCATGACATAGTTGTACCTTAAGAGTACCTTTTCGGCTTGTGTCATTGACTTGATATTTGCGTCAAGTCCGTTTTTCATAGCCCACTCTGAAAGTGTGGCTTGCGTTAAATCAAGTCCGTATCTCCTCAAAGGTGCTATTGTTCCCGAAAAAATGGATTGTAAGCTCTTTGCAACATCAGCTTGGTCTACATCGTAGAATGAAGCCATGTCACCAGCTAACCTTGTAAGATTAAGTGACATATCAGCCATACTGTCTGTAGTCTTGTATAGCGTGTTATTTTGGCTCATAAGAGCTTTATTCGCCACTGCCGTACCATTTGCCACTTGTTCTGATGAAATACCTATAGAGGTACCTAACGCTTGGAAACGGCTTGATATTTGCTTAACTGTCAGCTCTGACATTCCGAAGTCTTGAATTGATGTTTTTGTAAAATCATCAACTTTGCTTGCCATGTCACCAAACGTGGTATCTACTACGTTTTGAACCTCGGTTAGTTGGCTTGCTAAATCAACTGCACTGCCTATTTTTCCTACAGCTCGCATAACCATCCAATAAGTTGCATAAAACTTACCGATAGTTGAAGCTAAGCCCCTGAATCCACTTCTTGTACTCTTAATTGACTTAGTTGTGTTTGAAAAGCCTGTTATGAGCGACCTACTAGCCGAACCAACTTTTGCGCCTTGCTGCGACAGATTAGCAAGTGCGTTAGTCATTTGAATAATGTTACTGTTGACTCTCGGTGCGTTAGATAATGTTGTCATTACCTCTTTCAAAGCACTGCCAAGGTTTCTGATGTTATCCGCAGCATAACCGGCTGATTTTGAACCGAGCTTTGATATTGAAGCCGTTAGCTGTGTAATCTCTGCTGATTGCTTTGAGATATTCGCAAAGCCCGACAATTCTGTTGCCATGCTCTTTAAGGCACTTGCCGAGCTGACAAGTCTTGCAGTATCAAGGTTGCCGAGTTTTTCCATGTTAGTCGTAATCTTGCTAAAGGTACGTGTGTCAATACTGCTCACACTTCTAAGTGATGTTGCAAGTTGTGACATTCCACTCGCAAAATTGCTTATGCTTGCACCATTGAGGGAATTGAGAGTAGTTCCAAGCCCTTGCAACTTACTTTGTAAATTGCCTATGGCTTTAGTCGCTTGTTGCGCGTCCGACTTGATTTGAAGCTCAATGCTCTCTGCCATTTTCTCACCTCCCTGTATGTAATAAAAAAGAGAGCTACCCTAAAGTAGCTCTCATGTATTTAGTCTTTGAGCAGATAGTATGTTGTAATCAATCCAACATATCCGTCTTGCTTAAGGCCCCTATTCTTTTGAAATACCATGACACATTTGGTGAGATAATCCGTCCACTTGCCGTAATCAGTATCAAGCTTGTAAAAATGATACTTGTCATGCAGAGTCTTTCTCAACCACTTAATGGCTGTCGGGCAGTTATGTCTCTGACCGCTCCACAAATTGTGATTTTTAGCAAATCTCTGTGAATTAACTCCAAATCTGCCATCTTCCTTAAGTTCGTCTGTGTCAAATCCGATGTTCATAGCATGTTGCCATTTTCTTACATCATCATTATCGAGGTAATACTCCTCATTGCCTTTCCAAGCGTTATTCTTTACCGGAGTTGCTATTGGTGTCGGAGTTGCTACTGGTGCCGGATTATTCTCTATTCCATCGCCCTTATCAAGCTCTATATAAAGTAAGTTAGCATCAGTGCTGTTATTCAGGCCGCTACAGGTAAATGCGCTCGAATACTGCCAGCCATACAGAGAATGTTGAATAACAGGCTTCTTTGCACTATTAGGCTCATCACCAATAGACATCCCCTTAGTTGACGGATAGCGCGCAATCCAAAACGGACAGTTAATCTGATTTGCGTATGGCGCAATGTACTGATTGTAAAAGCTAAGCCCTGTGTATACACCAAAGTTAAGCCCAGCACTCTTGATAACACTCTGATATGTGTTAATTATGTCAATAAGCGTCTGTCCAAGTCCTTGCTGGCACTTATCTTCAACATCTAACCAAACGAAAGTTTTTCTTCCGTTAAGCGTCTGAATGACCTTGTTCGCATCCGTCTTTGCCTTGTCTACTGTTGTAGCGTATGAGTAGTTGTAAACACCTTGTATCGGCATTCCTACATCAGTACAGCCTTTCCAGTTTTGCTCAAAGGTCTTATCCGGATTAAGGTCTTTGCGAATTATTTTAAGGATTGCAAATTGCACTCCAGCCCACTTAACCTTACTCCAATCAATATTTCCTTGATATGACGATACGTCAATTCCTTTATATGCCATTTTGTCACCTCATTAATCAGGACTTTCAGGTAATCCCGACTGTCTTAATGCGTTAATTCGTTGGTTCATTTCATAAACGGCAATTTCCTCATTAGACTCCTTGTATTTAGGCTCGTTATCTTCTGAGTACTGCTCATTTAATGATTTCTCAATGTATTTTGCCCTTGCCTTGTTGCCATTTAAGGCTCTGTCGATAGCTGTAAGAGTTGCACTCAATCCGTATGTGCCCCACCAAGCCCACATGTTGGAGTCGGCTTCTTTTTGCTCAAGCATATAAGCCTTTGAATAAGGCTCTAAATCAGCCGGACAAGACATATCTATGTCCTCAACGCTAAATCCATAACCTTTAGTTACCAAGAGCCAATATGGGCGGATTTCGTTACAATATACTTCCCATGTAAGCTCTTTTACTTCTTGATTGGTTTCTTCTTGGCTGTCTGTACCTCTTTCGCCAGCATCTTTGATAAAAAACTGTTTTTCTCCATTTCAGCCGACAAATCGTTGTAGAGCGACATTATATCTCCACCCTCTTCATTCTCTGGGTCGAGATAATCGTCAAGCAAATCATACATCTTCGCTAATTGCTTCTCTTTTGCTTCTTTATCGTCAAAATCAAAGCCAAATTCGTCAGCGTGAAACTTTTGCAAGCCCACGAGCAAAAACTCCGGTAAAAATCCAAGCATGTTGTCAATGACTTCAAGTCCCTCGCCCTTTTGCTCCATTCCTACGAGCCTTGGGATAATTTTATTCTTATATACCGGTGCATATCCGAATTTAACTGTATACTCTTTTCTGTTTAATTTAATTTTCATTTTATCTTTCCCTTTCTCCCTAATTTATATAGGGAAAGAGGCAGTTTTAACACTGCCTCGATTACCTTACTATATTGTATCTTCAAGTTCGCTGTCAGCCGTGCTATCATCATAGCCAACCGCTACGGCTTTTTTCGATTGGCTCATGATTTTTTTGTGAGTGTGATTGCTGTTGGATAACCTTGGTCATCTTCTGTTACCGCAACATCGTAGTTATCCTCAATCCACTTAGGCACTGTCTGAACTGATACAGTCGCAGTTCCTGTTAAGTGGTCATCAGAAGCCTCACCTGGGGCGAATGACTCCTGACCGATAAAAGCACAGATACCTTCTGAACCTTTTCCGTCTGTACCATAGAGAATGATAAAGTCGAGCTTCTTACCCTCGTTGGTTACCATTTCATCTTTATACTTTTTCTCAAAAGCTCCCTCAACTTCCATGGAACCGGCTGAACGTCTGCCCATTTCCTGTGTCTCTACTAAATCTTCAAGAGTTGAAGTATCTACCATGTTCTGTGAACCGAATGGTGAGGGAATTGATTTTGCCCTTATTAAGAGCTTGTAAGTTCCAGCCCAGTAATCGCCACTTGTGGCGGATGCGGTTGGTGTCTTGTAAGCAATTCTGCTTTTTAATCCTGTTGCCATTTTTATTACCTCCTAATTTTTCATAAAAAAATAAGAGCCAAAAGGCTCTTACAATCTATCATTCCAGTCGAATGACCGCCTAGCACGTAATGTTGCTGTCCATATTTTGCCGTTTTTCCTAGCGAATGGGATTGTTGTCAGCTTAAATGACATAGCTTTGTATTCATTAGCCACTGTCTGCGCCACATTCAAGGCTTCTGAACGGCTTTTATTTGTTGTAACAATTACTTGTGCTGTAAATAACACTGTATTTATTCTTTCGCACTCTAAATCCTCATTCTGTTCTATAGGTTCGAGTGCTTGAACTAGCACTGTCGGGAAACTAGCCGCTGCACTGTCCGACTGTTCCTCTTGTGTGAATTTTAGCTTGGGATATTTAGTTTTCAATTTTTTCTCACATCGGGTTTTTACAATCGCATATGTGAGATTTTCAAGGTCATAAACCCATTGATTTTGACTCGCCACTTTATCACCTCAACTAAAAAAATTCCGTGCCGTTCCTATGATGTCATTTTCCATTTTTAAAAATGCGTGATACATCGGCATTGTAGGTGTAATGCCGTATGAATGGTGTAATTCTCCGCTTTCATCTCTCCAATACCAACCCTCGCTATCAAATGCGTGTGTCTGCCTCGGGAAAGTACCTTGACCGCCTCTTGCATCATTGAAATGCGGTTTAGCTTTCCAGCCTGAGCCGTATTCAGCCATAAGCAAAGGCGATACATCAACTGTTTTAAGTCCATCTGCCGTCTGCCATGTACTTTGTATTTGCCCTGTTTCTGTTGCAAGAATAATAGCTGTACAGCCGTCTGTTGTGTCTTTAATTTCGTAACTAAATGTAATATAGTGCCCGAAATTGCCTGTATTTGCTTGTGCTACAGCAATGCCATTACTAGCAAGCTCTCCGACAAACGCTATGCACTTGTCCTGTAAGCGGTCTTTGTATCTTTCAAGCTTGTCTATCGCATCTTGTATAGATTTTTCTGTCAGAGAAACGTCAATCTTCATAATTACACTTCTTTCACAACTGCTTTGAGCATGTATTTAACTGAATAGAGAGAGGGTTTTACTCCGACTATCGTAAAGTCTGCGGAAGTTGAATCAACTAATCCGTTTTCGTCCTTTGTAGGCTCACTATCAAGCCAAATAACGTCACCTTTTTTAAAAGGGTATTTTCCTCTGTCTGTCAGCAAAACAGCATCAAAATCAGCCGTATTAAAGCCATATTCCTTGTTCTGCGCTTCTCCTCCGTCAAATGATATATTCGCTCGAAAATCAACCGGCTCCGAAAAGCCTGTTTCTTCATGTGTGTAATATATCTTCTCTCCGTCCTCTGTTTCGTAAAACTTTAGATTTCCGTCCTCGTCTTTTTCATAGACTGTGACTGTTTGGCCTTGAACCGCGTATTTCATGGCTTGCTTATTGATATCAAGCATTTTTCTTTATCTGCTTGTAAATCTGATTAACACCGGTACTTGCCATGCCCGACACAATACCAACTGCTATTGCATCAAGAATGTTGTTTGCCGGATAACCGGGAATTACAAACATTCCAACAATGCCGAGTACTCCACCGGCTACACCTACGATAATAGGAATAATATTATCTTTGACCTGTGGTATCTGCTTTGAAGCATATCCGATTAAATAAGTAATTACCATAATGGCAACTACTGTAGGTACTTGTGTAAAGTCCATCAGTTTTTCCCTCCTTTGCCTAAATGGATTTCCTCAATCTCATTTTTCATTTTTTGTTACCATGCCATTACCGTCAAGTGCGTGGTATGCGTCATACATCTCGCAAAAATTCTGATACGCATATGAGGGAATTTCGCCAAGCTTCATGTACTTATCGTGGTATTCGATAAGCTGTACTCGTAAGAGTAACATTGTACCTTTTCCGTTTGCTTGTCGTAGCTTCTTTTCCTCTTCAATGCGCTCGTTTCTTTCTTTTGTGTCTATTGCTTTTTGTTTTTTCTGTTCTTGTAAAAGCCAAACAATATAACCCAAAAGCGCTGTCAGGACAATTGGCAAGGCAATAATGTATGTCTGATAGATTAAATTATTCATCTTACAGCCTTTCGTCTTTGGTATTGGCACACCGCCCACCACCACTTAATGTGTACCGCCTGCTACCATATTGGTAACGCACAATCTTCTTTTGCTTATAGCACTTTGACAAAAGGAAAAACTCCGACAAACAGCTTATCTCTGTCTTTCCATGTACGGCTCACTCCGCCCTCACTTAATGCGCTCATGTAGTTCTCACCGGCTTGTGAATGGTCGTAGACAGCAAGATTGATAACGACATTTTCAAACTGCTTTAAATCAGCAGTTATATCATTATCAGTGAAAGTGTCCGGATAACACCTTTTTGCTTTTACATCTTCCGTGGCTTGCTTAATGAGCTGTTCAATGAGTGGGTTATCTTCCTTTTTGTCGAACACTACCACATCAGATGTTGTTTCATCATCATTCGTGACTGTATCAATATGAAATTGTTTAAGTCTGATTTTGACTTGCTCTAATGTGGTGTATTCCATGCCAAGCTCCTTATAATCTAAACTTTTCAATTAACATTTTCTTCAAGTCACCGCCGTTTATTTCTGTGGCATTTTCAATACCATTTTCGCTCGCAAGCTTCTTTAAGTCGGCTGTTGACATTCTGTTAATTTCTGTCTTTGTGTATGGTGTTTCAGGTGGGTCCATAAAATCAGAAGGTACCGAATTGTTATTGCTTTCCGGTACCTCATCTCCGACTTTATACCACACTCCATCATGCTTTATAGAGTGCGTTGCTATCATAAGCCTTAATCCTCCTTAACCTTGAGAACCATAACACTATCCATACCCTCGAATGTAGGTAATCCAATCATAGATACGATACAGTGAGTATTGATAGGATGGTTTGTAGCGTATGTGTATACAGATACACCGGTCTCAACAAGTGAGAGGTTTCCGTCTGTGATACTTCCGCTTCTTTCCTCCGGAGTCTTACCGAATGTATAATCGCCAAGGAATACTCCAGCAGACTGCGCAGATACAATGCCTGTTGGTACAAAGTACTGTGTCTGTCCTGCTTCGTCAACATAGAGCTTGTCGTATACTTCAATCTCGATACCATATCCTCTAAGGTATTCAGTAACCTGTCCTTGCTGTAATCTGATACCGCCATTGTAAGCTGTGATACCGAGTACCTGTTTCTTTGTATCTTCTGCGTTGAGCACCATTTCCCAAGTCTCTGTGTTCATGGTATAACGAGTGAGAGAATAGCCTGTAGCCTTTGCAAAATCTCTACGAGCTGTGATAAGGTCATCAAGTGGTGCACATGTGGTAGGCTTATCCCATGCGCTTGTGCCGGTAATTGACTTAAAGTGCTTTTCCTTATGCTCTGCGCCATTGTCGGCTGTGTAATCAACGACATAGTTCTTATCGCCAAGTACAACCTTTACCTTTGGTACACCATCTGTAGGTGCAAGTAACTGCCAAATCTGTCTCTCCGGTACAACTAATGCACCCTCAATTAACATCATTGGTTTCTTAGAGATTTCACGTAATACGTTATTGGCAAGGCTAGAGTTTTCAGAAGTTCTGTAATTGTCATACTCCTGTTCCTCTTTCTCTGTCACCATATATCCCTCACGATAAAATGGCATTGAGTTCTGAATGTCAGAGAAGCCTCCAACATCTCTTAACTCTGCCTGTGCATCAAAGTTTGAAGCTTTGAGCGATACCGGCAGTCCGTTCTTGCCCTTGATAAATCTAAGGTCGAGTGAGTCCTGTTTACGTGTTCCGAATTTTTGTCTGCCAAGATAAGGGGCAGTTCCTAATGTCTTTTTGTAGTTATCCCACATTACACCGAGGCTTCTCGCTGTAAATGCTTCTGCTAATGGTAATGCCATGTTCTTCTACCTCCTTTTAAACCTGACTTGCTACAATCTTTGGTGTGCCATAGAAAGTAACCCTAGGTGTTGCAGTTCTAGCTTCATCCGCGATTGAAAGTGACTTAACTTTCTCCCAATCAATAGTTCCCTGATATACATATGTTCCAGGTGCGTCACCCATCGTTACATCTACATCGTGTAACAGATAGCCCTTGCACTCTGCGTCATTGCTCGGAAATGGTGTACCGGCCGGTACAATCTTCATTCCGTTTGTGTCTGCGCTTGTTACCATAGTCTGTGGTACAAGGCACGCTGCACCCTCATAAGGGAAAAATTTTAAAATTCCTTTACCCTGTGTAAAGTCTCTTACGATTGGCTTTCCCATCGTTTCTACCTCCTGTTTTAAATTACATAGCTGTTTTGACTTTCAGCGTTTGCAACTGTACCGAATGAGATTTGTTCTGCATTGGCTACATCTGCTGGCTTTGAGTCGGGTTCATTATTGTTACCGCCATTGTTTGGATTAGGAGTACCTTTGAGTGCATTTTTCTCATACTCCGCTATCGCATTGGCTTTCATGTCGGAAATAATCTTGCCAAGTGATGTTGTGTCAAAAGAACCATCCTCTTTTACTACTGTCTTTACCTGTTCTGCAGTAATGCCAAAATCAGACATTGCCCTCTCTCGTAAATCTCTGACAGCATTATCTTTCTGCAGCTTGGCAATCTGCTGATTGGCTGTCTCTAAGGCTTTATTTGCCTTTTCAAGCTCCGTCATGTTGCCATTCTGTAGCTCATCAAGCTGTGTCTGTAGCTCGTCAGCTTTGTCAGCTTTAGCCTTGTACTGATTGGCTTTCTCTTTCTCTCTTGCCATTTCCTCACCGCTCTTGTTAAGCAGATTTGTTATCTGCTCATCCGTTGCATCGGGAAAAAGCTTCAAAACATCATTTCTTGTCATTTCAATTACCTCCGTAACTCACGCTTTTGTTATCGCTGGTCGCACCAGCCGAGTTTTTCTGTTGTTTAACGCACAACTGCAAATTTTGTATAATAAAAAGCAACCTATAAGTTTCCTTACAAGTTGCTCATTATTTGTAATATTTAAGACTGCATCTACACCCTGCGATTTCTTTTACTTGTGCCCCTAAAGAATGGTCTTTTGGAAACATCATCAGTGAATTTCCAACTTCAAACGGCTTAAAAATATCAATTCTCTTTCTGTCAACATCTGCGTGTGTAGGTCTGACATGTGAATCTTCTTTCGAGCGCCACTCTTTTGTTTTGTAGCCCTGTTTTACCATTTCAGTCTGTAATCTGTAATTGCCGACTGCATTAGCTTCATTCGCAGCTACATTTTTTGCACGCTTCTGTGAAGTAAAATACTCTACTTCGGTATTTTGTGTGGTAGCGTCAACTACCTCATTCACAATGTACCTGGCATAATCCGTAATATATGAGGGTGTTCTCTTTACTTTACAGTATTGTGTGGCAATGCTCTCATATCTGATGATAAATTCTTTAGTGATAGTGGTTATCTCTGTTTCTTCCTCGCCGGGCAGCAAGGCAAATAGCATAACAAAGATTTTTTCAAACTTTTCAGCAAGTTTTTTTCTATCTTCCTTTTCTTCGTCCGTCAAATCCATCTCGCCAAAATATGTGTCGTAATCTATGTCTTGTATTTCATTTTTGCCGAGTGCGTGGATTTCATCTGCCATATCAAGCTCCAAAATAAATTGACAGCCAATTATTCATTGGCTGTCTTATCATTGTTATTATTGTTAGGTGTAGCTGTTGTCGGCTGTTCTTCCGGGAATAGCATTTCCATCCGCTTGGCGCTTTCGAGAGTAACTTGTTCAGGGTCACTAAACATGTCAATCGTCTTGACGGCTCTCTTGTAATTGATGCCACACCTAAGTAATATTTCAAGCACCTCTGCCTTAACAAGCATGTTGTCTAGCTTATTATGATTAATGTGTATCTCAACATCGCTAGGCATAAGTGTAAAGCCCTTATTAATTCTCAGCCTGTTAAGAATAAGCCTAAGCGCCATTCTCTCTGATTTCTTAAGGATAGGCTCATTGATAGCTGTCCTAAGTCCGGCATCGTAATGTCCGTTTCTCAATTCTACGGCAGAACCGGTATCACCGCCTGTGTTGCCCTGACGATTTGCAAGGCCTTGAATACTTAAAAATCTTTCAAAGAGGTCAGTGAATACCACTTGTCCCTCTGTCTGATTAAGCTCGCTCGTCATTACATCAACATCAGCCTTGTTATCTGAACCATTGTTAGATTTAACTACCAATGCTCCCTCTTGTCGCATTTTTCTGAATGTATCTATGTCAATCTCACAATTAACAAACTTCACCCATGCAGACACAAACTGTTCGACTCCATTAATTCTGTCTGATGTAAGCACGTTAATAGCGTCTGTAATTGCAATAGTCATTTCGATGTCAGATAATCGCCTTGCATTGTTTGGATATTCAATCACCGGAATTGCTCTATTGCCGTTTATTCCGCTTGCATAAATCTTGTCGTTACGAATGTCAAACCACTCATTGTCAGTGAACACATAGTATATGTTCGCTCCGTTCTCGTCCTCTCCGATTTGACAAGAGAATGCCGGACGTCCGTTTGAGTAGTACGCAACAAACGTATACATTGGATTTTCAGACGATAAATAAAAATCGCTTTCATCAAGCAACTGTCCTTGTCCATCATCATTACCGATGAATCTGTAGCCGGTACCGCATATGCTTCTCCAACGATGTATGTCTATGTCACACTCTTGTTTACTTTCTGAGTCCATCGTGATGTTAAGCTGTGTGATTTCTTCCGACTTATGGTTATCGGTGCCACGTAGCACATATTGGATTGGCTCGGCACACATCTCTGCGGTTTTGCGCTCGACAAGCTCATATGCAAGGTTTACAGCAATCTTGTTATTGATTTCCGGGCGGTTCACTTTCTGCCGATACAAAATCGGTTGGTCACCACGATAGTATCTGTCAAGATACTCAATCTCAATAGCGTTTTGCTCGTGAATCACAAGTGCTTTATTCAGTTCTTCGATTATGTTGTTTTTTGTGATTTGCCTTTTACGTGTGAAAATAACTTGTCTGCCGTAATTATTCTGACAGACAGCCGAAAAAGGTCTTACGTTTTTATGAGCATATCTATACATCAATAAAACCTCATGCCACTTGCAGAAGTTCTCTGTGGAACCTCTTTTATCTGAAATTCTTGTGTGCCAGCCCAAAACCATATCCATTTACGGCAGTGCGTACACATTACCTTGTGGTGCTTCTTATCATTTTTATTCACCCACGTTAATAGCTTTCCGCAACGAGGGCACATTACACTTCGTTTTCCTGTTGGTACAATATTCTGATTATTCATGTTGTCCTCGTTTCACTAGAAATAGCACCCACAATCTGTGAGTGCCATTTCTAAAAAAGATTTTACGCAATGAACGAATTACGATTTTTTCATAGTTATATTATAACTGTCAATTTTTTAAGTGTATATATGCAATGATATGCAAAACTATGCACACTACTGCACATTTTCAAGATATTCTTTTCCGTAAAGCCTTTCAAACTCTTGCAAGGCTCTGCCGTGGATTGTAAATATCTTTCTTATGCTCCAATTTGTAGCCTGTGCGATTTCTTCAAAAGTGTTTTGATTGACATATCTCATTGAGAGTACGTGATAGTAGTCAGTATTCTCCATACTATCAATTTGACCGATGATATGATTTCTTTTTCTCATAAATTCATCAACAAGTCTGTCTGTATCTTTTTCCAAGTCCACAATTTTAGTTACTGTACTGCCTAATTTATCTTTGTCCGATGAAACATCAACTGCCTCTTTGTCCGTTGAAACAGTAACACTACATGCTATTGTCTTAAGCCGGTATATTTCAGACAGCTTATTTTGTATCATTTTATCTAATCTGCTAATTTGATTTAAGTAAGTTTTTGTATTCATTAATAAAGCCCTCCTCTGAACGGATTGTGTACTGCTTCAACCTTTGCTATCCTACTGCCTTGTGTCATTCTTAAGGCAAAGTTTGAAAAAACGTCAGGAACATCATCAAGCTGTTTTTTGCCTGTTACTGAATATCGTTTCAGCAGTGATACCATTACTCCATAAGGCTCATTGGGCTTATAAAGTGATTGGTCTTTGAAAATAATATGTTGTAAAATCCAGTTAGAACACTGAAAAATACGTGCTTCCTTATTTGTCTCTGTCGGTACATCAGTGATGTTGCATATCCACCCTTTGTTTTCAACTCGCTTATTAACTTCCATAGCCACTCTGTCACCACCGGCATTACGCTCAAACTCACACTCTTGTACCTGATTATTCACTAATGTGTTTGACGCATTTTCATACTGCATTTCATAGTCTGCCGTATTATCACACACACAATCAACGCAATAATAATCCTCGCCATATTTTTGCAGTATCGGCATAACAAAATAGTCTGTGCCTTTTCCTTTTGTATCGCATTGAGCTGTGATGATTTCCGGTTCGCCATGTGGAAGATTGAAGTATCTGCGGATTTTATCATCGGGAAACAATAGGCCCTCACGCTCGATAGGTTCCTGTTTATACAAACATCGGTAAGAGATTTCGTCCATGAGTAATTGTTGGTCCGCAAAAAACTCTTTTGTAAAACCGCCATATTCATAACCAAAATTACTTTCTCCTGTCACCGGGTCTACATCGGGTACTGATATTGTTTTGACTCTTGGATTTCCGACATACATATTTTGAATGCGTCCGATAACATCATGTACGCTCCAACGAGTGGCAATATGTATCTCTTTACATGGTTTTCCGTCCGTATCTTGTGTCTTACGTTGTCTTGCGTCTACTGCGTATTTATCCCATAATTTATCAAGTATTGTAGGATTTAAGGCCTCCTCAATTCCACCTATCATATCATCAACTAGCAAAAATTTACTTGCACGTACTTTTCCGGCATTCTTGCTTCCAACAGAAGTACATTGCACTGACGGAAAAGGCTTGTATTTGCCAATATTGAATTGCTCCATTTTGACATTCGTGCTTGTAACTGATAGTTTAGGGAAAATGTCATGCCATGCATAATCATCATCATTGGTAACAATGTCGTATACTCCATCGTAGTACATTCGTGTAATGTCACCACTGTGTGAATAAAATAAGCTGTAGTCTTTTGGAAACCAACCGGCAACTGCCGAATGAAAAAATTTCTCAATTGTACTCTTTCCAGCTCCAGGCACTAGGCTCACACACAATATGTCGTATTTATCATCAATCATGCCTTGCAATGCATCTACAAGTCCGATTTTGATTAATTGTTTCCTACGTGGCATATAAAATCGGTCTTTAGGCTCACGCTTTTTCTCTATGTACTGAAAATAGCTGTCAACTATTTTGTTTTGAGCTTCAAGTAACAAAACCTCATATTTTTTGTTTATCAGCTCATAGGTGGTTTTGTGGTCAAATGCGTATTTTTCCAAATCCCAAATCGTACCACCTGTTTTAGCCGTACAGAAGTCCTCTATAAGCTCTTTTGCTCTCTTAGTGAGCTGTAGTCCATACTCAATATCTTTCTCGCCATTTATGGCTACACTACAAGCGTCTACATAGGCATTAATTACTTGCTCGTCTTTTCCTTTATCCTTTATGTAGTTTTCATATCCGTTTACTGTGGAAATAAGGCTCTGACTAGCCATAAGAAAAGCACCTCCACTTTTCAGCAAAGGTGCTTATAGACCTCTGCCTATAACTGTTTTAGGGTAGCGACTACAATCAATCTGTAGCCGGTATTTTTATTTACATTCTAGGGAAATAATAAAAATTCCATCCGTTTTTTATCTTTTGTTCTCTACACCAAGGCAAATACTCATTAAGTTTTCTATTAAAATCCATATTTGCACTGTATTCATCCCAAGCCTTTTGATTTATTTTGAGCCTTTTTCCTGTTATGATGTGGTCAATTAGAAAATATACACCCAAGAATAAAAATGCGGCTCCTGCTATCGCAAGCATTACTATTATTTGCATTTTCAAACACTCCTAACAATTTATTTTGATACCCTCTGTTAATATGGCAGTTTTATCCTCATTCAAAATTACATTTCCGTTTTCATCTGTTTTATGCCATTGTGCATTAACTTTAATCATTGGACTTTGCTTTGTATGAGCGATAAAATGCAATTCTATATCGGTACATCTTACTTTTTTGCCGTCAATAAACACTTGTGCAGTTTTGCCATCGGATATTATCTTAATTTTCTCATTCATTCCTCATAAACTTCCTTGCTTCCTCCATTATTTTAGAACCCCTAGCAGAAGTCATTTCAATATGGCTTTGTGGCAGTCTGCCAAACTTTTCCAAAGCATATTTTTCTACTTCTTCTCTTGAAATATCTATACCAAAATTTCTCAATGCTTCTTTAGATGGCGATTGATACTCTGATAAAGGATTGTCAATGTTGTTCATTTCTCATAAACCCCCCAAAAATCTTTCATGCATTTATAGCACAAGTCGTATGTGGTATTAAAAATGCCGTTCTTTGTAACCGAATTTCCACACAGTATTCCTTTTTTAATCTCTGCGCCGCACCTGTCACAAGTGCGCCATTCTTTTTGATGTTTCATAAAATCCCTCGCTTACAAATCAAGTTTATTCAAATAATCTGTTCCGCTATTTTCAAGTGCCTTGCTAATGCCGTTAATCATATTAGCCATTGTCTGTTCGACTTCCTTTATCTTTTCAACACTTCCACCGCATTGTAATGATAAATATCTTTTCTGCCAAGCGCTTGCATTTACAACTATATTATTGTGGACATCTTTCTGTGTAACCATCATTCCACCGCCTTTTTAAACCAACCCTAGCATACATAAAATATCAAGTCCCGATATTCTCTCCGCACCCTCTCTTGTGTGCATAAGAATTTCTTTAAGCCTTTCATTTTCTGCATTGCTATATTTATTTCTATCATACGCTTCTGAAAAGCAATAATATTTGCAATATCCATAGCCCGCACCAAGCATGGTGCCGTGAACGCTCTTTCCGACAATATCATAATATTTTGGCACTTTTAAAATATCGTGTTTTTCATCTAGGGTACATTCCTTTTGTTCTGCTTTTAGCTTTGATTGAAGATATTTCAAAAAACTTTGTATATCCTGTTCTGATTTTGAAATATATAAAATAGTTTCTTTCATTCTTCCACCAACTTTCTACCGCAGATAGGGCAATAATCGATATCCATAACTTCCCAAAAATCAAAATAACTGTTAAACACACCAATCTGATACGTGTTATCTTCCGCTTGCATAATTCCATCTGATAAGTTTCTGTTTGGAACTAAGCTATAATCATCAGTATTCCATTTTGTAGGATTTTCGCAAAATTCACACATGCTTCTCATTTCTCCTTTGCCTTAAACAGTGTGTCAGGAAATGGAATACCTAAAAAATGCATATTTGCATATTTCCTAAATGTTGGCACGCTCATACCGGCTATCTTTGCAGCTTCCGCCTGTGAACATCTGCCATATGCGTATTCCATCAATCCCTCTCGGAATGATTCAATATTTCGTATCTTAACTCCCTTTGCCATGTTTATACCTCCGTTTAGTATTCAATAATGCCTTGTGCCAACTGTAGCAGATAGTCGCTTTTAGCAAAATGCGTTATCGAGTAGTTAGTCTCCCTTCTATGTGTTCGTCTGAAATGCTCGTTAACCATTCTATCAAGCCCAGTAAGCCCTGTTTCGTCTGTTAGGTAAACATCTGTACCCTCAAAGTGATTATGCTCCGTATCGGTCACATTAGAGAGCGACAGGCATACATTAGTCAGTGTCTTATCGGTCAAGATTGGGTGAACCTTGCAAAAATATGTTTCGTACAGGTTCATGTATCTGCAAAATGCGTTTTTGACTACTTCTTCGACTGTCTTGTTTTCAATGTTGTTGTCACATATTTCAGAGAATCTATTGAGCATATCATCTTTCTTTGCTTGCATATCCTGTCGGGTGACTCTTGCCGTCTGTTTCTCGGAAACAGATGTATGTACCTCTCCATCAATGTTAGTTGATGTATGTACCTTATCAGTAATCCCTGTTTCGTAATTATTGTTAAAGTAATCATTGTTAGTAATCCCTGTTAAAAGAGTTACACCTTGTGGCATTCCCGAGTTACACTTTGTGTTATTCCCTTGGGAATTACATTTTGTGTCATTCCCGTCTGCCTGTTTATGTAATTCCTGTCCTCTATCTTCTGCTATAACCTCTTGTCTGATATTTTCTTCCCATTTTTTAACTTCTGCGTTGATAACATCATAATTAGGTCTTATATGTATAGTTGGCATTGAGTTGAATTTGTATTTTGCTGTAATTACAAATTTCTTTTTCACCAACGATTTAATTGCTTTGTCATACTGTGTTTCAGTAATCCTTATTTCTTCCCACCAGTCTTTTCTTTGCTTTGCAATCCAATATTCGCCGTCCTTGTATATCTTAACTTTGCTCTTATTGTCTTTACTTGGCGCAAACCAATATAAAATCCTTGATAAAAGTGTTCCCTCTATCAAGTCACCTGTTATGTCAATGTATTTATGGAATGTGTGATTGCACCTTGCTGATGATAAGAAATTAACTTTTGTTTGGATTTCATTTTCTGATAGCATATTATTTACCTCCGTACCGATAACTCCGTGATTTATATAAAAACAGTTGTCAGGCGGTCACGGTTCCGCTTTTCGTGTTGCAATCACTAGGCAACTGATTTTACCGAATTTTTGAAAAGGCAAGATGCACTCCATCAAAAGGCTCATCAAAACACATTACAGAATTTTGAAGTGTCTCACCCATTGCTTTCAGTCGCGCGTACCTACTAGCAACTTGTTTTTGTGTGTTTTATTTTTACTTCGTCTTACTGTACCGTGCTAACACGTACAGGCCCGTCTTACTCCACTGCTTTAATTTAAAAACATGTCAGCGTTACGCAACCGCTATTCAAGATATAACAGCTCGCACTAAACCGACATATAATTGATGTGGTGTGGATTTGAACCACACATGATTGTCGCGACTCTCGTCATCTAAGTTGCCGGTTTCAACGAATTATCTTACGGCAATAGCGTTTACCCATTCCGCCACACATCAACTCACATACGGGTTGGTTTTAGGATAATACAGGTAACCAACAACTATATTTCCATTTCACTTATATGTGAGAACGCCGACAGCAAAGGACATGTGAGGAATTGCACCTCACCTAAGACTCATATGATTTGAGTTGCCCTAGTTTAACAATTAATTAAAGGGGGTATATATGTCTACTCTGCCTATTACAGATGTCTTTACGACAGGTTGGTTTTCACGCTCGTGCATTGTGGGATTATGCACGATTAACCCCTCACGAGCCTTGTGACGGCTCTTAACAGCTTTCCACTATGAGGGTGAAAGGAACTACTAAGTCCAATGTCGGGGGAACCAAGTAAAACCCCGAACAGGGCATGTTGGATTTGAACCAACGTATGCGGGAATCAAAATCCCGTGCCTTACCGCTTGGCGAATGCCCTATTTATTGCCACATGAAAGCTATGGCAAGTATCTGGCCGAACATTATAGCAATGCTAATGAGCCTTGTGATAGCTGTCTCTTTTTCGTTTAATGTAGCACTTGTCATTCCCAATGCAATTAATGCCAGCCATACTGTTGTTGCAATTTTTAGTACAAACATGATTTACACCTCAAAATCTAATCGTCTTTATTTTCTTTCAATACTGCCTCAGCTATGCACGCAAGAACTAAAAACACTATTGAGACTACCATTGAGCATCGGTCAGAAAAGAGTATTCCGTAAAACATACAAAATAAAATTATCCATGTATACAGGCCCTTAAGAAACATTGGCATGAATTTATAAACAATCTTGTCGAAAATCTTCCATTTGCGCTTAGACTTAAGTTCGCGAGCTTTATCCATGTACCATTCTGCCTTGCTCATATCCTCAGCCACAGAACCTTTATGCCCGGCACGATATTTATACTTGTATGCAGTAATCTCACACCATTTAGCTACATCCTTAAGTCCGTAAATGTCAATCATTTCATCAATGCACTCTTTACGATCAGGCAGATTGTAGTGGCTAGGGTGGTTTACCATTTCGGAATTAATTTTGTTAGACTCAAATCCTGTTAATTTCATCTCTGTTAGCTCCTTTACTGTTATATATAATATATAACTAATATTTAATCATAGTTGTATGTATATATATTATTATTGTGTATGTTGTTTAATTAATATATAACTTATGTTATAATAATAAATACTGCTTGGTGCGATTAAGGTATGAGTAAGAGCCTTTTTGTTTTGGTGGATATTTGAGGGGCTAAGTGGGGCGGTTTGCTGCTTTTCCTGTAGACCCCCAGGGCATCCAATGCGCACTCCGTTCAGCCCTCAAACATCAAGCATTTTAAATTGTATCTATTGCATGTACAATTCACTTCTATGCTTTCAACTCTTCGCTAAACAACTGTTTTGTGAATAGTTGTAATAATTCGACAGCCCTCAAAGCCTTATAAATCAAGGGCTTAGAATTGTATCTGTTGTATATACAATTACTTGGCATTATCAACCATGTTATTATCCGATAGTGCTTTAATATTCTGACTATTTGAAGCACCCAACTGTGGCAATTCATTAGCAGTTAATGCTCTCGCTTGCGTAGCCTCGTAGCCAATTCCCGGCTGATTCATGCCGAATTCATTATTTCCAACAAACATAGCACCGACAGGGGATTTATTATCGTATGCTCTATCTTTGATGCAATCTTTGCGGATTCCTTGCAATTTTTCCCAAATCTCATAACTTTTAGGACTTGACTCTTTGTTTAATCTCCAATTATCTATTACACCACAATCTATATTACACCAATTACTAAATGCTACAGTACTGCACAGTTTATTATATACATCACTAATATATATATATTCATCACATATATTATTTAATATATTATAGTTATATCTATTGTAGTTAGTTAGCATACATGTATTATCATATAACTGTTTATCCTTTAATATACTGTTATCATTAAATATAATCTCTCCGACTCTCTTACAAACAGCTTTCCAAGGCCTTTGACCCTCGCTTTTCAAGTCATCAATTTGTAACTCCTGGCAAGCCTGTTCTATAGCTCTCTCGAAGTCCTCGCGGTAAAGCTGAAAAGTGCCAAAATCGGCAATTAAATGTTTAGTTATATTTCCTTTAATTTTTTCCATTTTAGCACCTCAAAATCATAAAATAAAAAAGCCCGCACCACCTGGAATTATTCCAAGTGACACAGGCTAACCGGCATCCGCATATACACTCGTGCTTGGCAATAACACGTTCTGTGCTTAAATTGTTGATGTAAATATACACCACTAAATATATTTTGTCAAATAGATTTTAAAATACTATTGCTGTATATATTAAACTAAATATATTTAATCAAGTATTATATATTTATATATTATATTTTCTTGTTTAATATAAATAAATAAAAAATAAAGGGGTTTAATAATAATATACTCTTCTATAAAGCCGTTAGGCTTTATTTAATATATATACTTACCTAACCTTACCTATACTACGGATACATTTTGGATACAAGTTGTATACATGATGTATACATTTTGGATACAACTATCAATTTCTTTGTTTATTTTTCCACTCTATAAATTTTAAAGTTGCAAAAAATAAGCCTTGAATGGCTCAAAAAAAGAAATACCCGGTACAGTTGTCGCATGGTTCTTACGTCCTAAAAATTGCAATAAAAAGAGCCGTTTAAAAACGACTCTTTGAAAAACAATATTTAATTTTTTATGCATCCAATTCAATGCTAAATTCATCTTTAAGTGTCTTTTCAAACTCTGGCACTAATTCACAATACCTTTTTAAAAAACTCTCGTTTGAGCAGGGTGCAAGCTCAAAGTGCACACGCTCTCTTGTCTCGTCGTCCATGAGCACAACAATTGCACTCATGATGTTATCATTAATTTTTTCGCTCATTGTATATCTCCTTTCAAACTTCCGTCTTAATCCTCTTTACAATCCTCTATTCTCCAATTAGGTCTCATTCCCTGGGCTTCCCATATGAGATAATCTCTCATATCGTCAATATCTTCGATTTCCGCCCACTTGTTATGCTCCTCTTCAAGCTCTTCGGCTTACTATATTCGGCCTTATTGTCTACATCAAACACCCTGTATTTCATACTCTTTATACCTCCAATTTTAAAAATCTACTTGACTACCTTCCAGAATTTCATCGTTGATTAAGTCCCACTTTGCAAAGTAGCCGGTTTTTCCTTGGCTTGTTAGCTCCTTAACTCTTTTGTTTACTTCTTTTTTGGTGCTGTAAATTTCTTCATTGTTACCGGAGATAACAATATAATCATAGCTTTTCGCTTTTTCCCACCTCATTAATTAAACTGTTTATTTGCTACGACATTATATTAGCACATTAAATACATAAATGCAATACATAATTGCAATAATTTTTAGAATGGACATTCATTGTTATTCTTTTCCAGCTCGTCCAACTTGTCCAGCACTAATTGATTTACAAATCCGTTAATTGTAAGCCCTTGCGCCTGTATCCGGTCTTTTGTGCCTTTTGGCAATTTACAAGTTATTGAGTCCCAATTTTCCCGGGCTTTTTCATTCTGTCGCTTTATTCTTTTTTTATAGTTTTCAATAATTTTCTTTTCGTCCATTTATTACACCTCATTATTTTAATTAATAATATCAATAGTTACTAACAATATTACTATATATCAATATTGCTATACATAAATATATAATAATTAAATTATTATGTCAATAACTATTTCAATAATACACCAATACAATATTGTAATATTTATTGCATTATATAGTAGAAATAATAATTTAAATAATTATTTTAGTATTTTTTCAATTTTTATTGCAATATAGTATTGACATATAGATTGCAATGTAGTATTGTATAGTCAAGTCGAAAGGCAAGGAACAAAATAAAAAAGCTCATCGCGCAGCCGTCCAAAGTTACACGATGAGCACCAAACAAAATAATAATTGAAAGGTGACTGCATTATATCACAGTCAAAAGGAAAAGAAAATGAAAAAATTATCACACAAGGAAATTTGCAGAATGGGCGAAATGGTTAACGGCATCAAGTTAAATTGTAACATCTATACTTTTGAAAACGCAGTGAACTATATTTCACGGCTGGAGCCGTTCGACGAAAAAAGTGGCGTTTGCTGTCACAAAGTCAATGAGATTATACAGGAAATTAAAAAAGAGTTTCCCGATGCTAAAGGTTGTCGGGTCGATTCTGAATATTACGCCGCCGGGATTTATGGATGCATCGGCAGACTTTCAAAAGTTACCGTATTAGATAGCGAATGGAATAGCAATGGGAAAAGCTTTTATATTTATTTTTAAGCCGAAACGCTCCAACTTGGAGCGTCCACCGCGGGACGGTCTCCCGGTGCTGATGATGGCAGACCAGAAAGGCGTAAAAATGAGATATTGCGGACGGCAGAAAAACGGAAAAGCGTTGCTATTAACGGACGATGAAATTATAAACAATGCACTTGAACAGGAAAAAAGCGGAATAAAACCGCATTATGCTTTTTATGATTATAAGAAGCATGAAAAAATAACTCCGGCGGGCTGGCTTGTATGGTCTTTAAATGATGGCGGTTGCGGTGTAGTTTACCGACGTAAAGATGGGAAAATGATTATCACGACCGGTTTACAAGGCGATTTTTGCTATTGTTAGGGGCGCAATATGAGAGATTTAATCGAGATTTTAAAGGCTTTAAGCCTTTTTATATCATGCCTTGTTATTGGTTATGGCGGTTTGTTTTTATTTTTTTATTAATATGCAACTTGCATAGGACTCAATTATATTAATTTTTGACAAATATTTGTTGCGTACCCTTGGCACTGTGACAATAATTTGTTAAAGTATGATTATAACAATTTTATACGGAGGTAGAAAGATGGAATTTACAGGATTAACAATTCAAGAGGAAAAAGCAATTAAGGAGGCCTTGGAGCTAATAGGCTATTATGACGTATCGGAGAACGAGAACAGCATACAAGAGTGGCTTGACGATGACACTATTAGTATCTGCACTTGTAGAAGTGGACGAGATGCCGTGTGGATTATTACAGAGTCGCACGAGTCAGCAGTTTATATTGATACCTTAGAGCCTTTAAGCCAAGAAGAAATTACAAAAGAATTTCTTTAAAAAGGGGGAAAAATGCAAAAAGTTAAAAAAGCAGCCGCACAGCTAGACAGCCGGGCGGCTATCTCTGTATTAAATAATTTAAAAAATAATCAGATTGTGATTGAAAACTACGAAATTTTTTGCGAGCTTTACGAAAAAGCAATTATTTGTAAAGACTGTAGTCTTGCGCCGCTCTTCTCTGATGGCTCGCTCATTGTAAAACAGAAAATTAATGATGATTGTATTGACCTTATAATTAATTTTTCTGTGAATTTTACCGAAAAAGGCTCTATTCTGGCAAATTTAGAGTGCTTAAGGCTAGATTTTTTTGCACAAAATGGATTCAGTGAAGACGACACGGCGCCGACAATTAAGGCAATCGAAAACAGACAACAGCAATTTAAATATATTGGTAAAATAAAAATCGAATATAACCCGGATTCGGATAATGTTATAGAGTGGGAAAACTCTTTAATAACCGTTCTGGTGCGCCGTGGATATGTAGACCCAATTGAATACCTAAATAGACAAAATGACGTTGAGGAAATCCGCGCAAATCTAACGGCTTGTATAAATCTATTTAAAGGTGTGTTGATCTGTGCGGACTATCTGCTCAAGCACCCGGAAGAGAAACACAAAGAAAGACACACAAGAAGCCACAACGAGAACAATTCGAGTAGTAAAAGTTTTCAAAAGCGGGCCGATAGTGTCCAGGTTATTCCTTTAAATTCTTTACGATTTAAAACAGCAAATAAAAAAGTAGCAAATATGCTAAAAAGTAAGAAAGTCCACCGAATGGCGGAAAGTTGGAGTGTCCGGGGACACTACAGGCATTATAAGAGTGGAAAAGTAATTTTTATTGAAAGTTTTGAAAAGGGTAAAAACCGTAAGCAAGCATCACAGAAAAAAACAAAATATAAGCTTTAGAATGGAAAAGAGGGTTAATGAATGGGCAACGAACTAAAAAGCCTTGACGCTGTAGAGTGTGAAATAAAAGCACGCTACAACGGCAAATATACAGATGTATTAGGCTATCAGGCAAGCGAGCGCGCCACGCGCAAAGCGATAACTAATATATTTAGAACAACTGCGGACTTTGGCACGTGTGACGATGTCTTGTCACTCATAAGTGGCAAAGAATACCGCCGTACGGCTTTTATTAACTATTTACAGCACGAAAACTATATAAGCCCTATAATTAAGGCTTGTTATAATTAGGGGGTGTATTATGTCTAATTATGAGTATCTAGGAAAAAAGGAAATATATAAGCGCGTTCAGGCGCTAGGCTACGAAATGCCAAAAATAAGTGATTTTAATTACATCAAGTATGATCGCATTGAGTGGATGGAGTCGCACGAGTTAAAAATTACAGTTCAGAGGTGCGGAGAGTGGTTGCAAGTTGTCGAAAAGTGCGCACACGCTCACCCGGTCACATTATTTTGCGACTATGTAGCCGGAAAATATATTACTTGTTACCACTAGGGATATTCTATATCCCTTTTTGCCGTGCCAAAAATCAAGTGTGCAGCCGTTGGAGCTGTCGCAAGTTGTCCGGCTATAAGTCCGGGTGCTGTCGTACATTGACAAATTAACAAAAATATTCTATGATTTTATGATATATACACTATAAAGCCGTGTATTTGACGTTTTAAGGGCTTTTATACGTGTTAGCATGGATATTTTATCAAGCGTGCTAAAATAAGCCGTAAAACAAGCCGTTTGCAATGCTTTGCGATATAGTTGTAGAGGTTCAAGCGGTCAAGCCGTGCCAAGTGTGACATGCTACAAGTCAAGCGCACCAACTCACGGAAAATGTTTGAATTTTCAGAAAACTTTACTCAATTAAAGTGTGGTGCGAGTTCTTTGCAAGTTCTCGGCAAGTTTTTGTAAAATTTTACAAATGGATTTTTGAAATCGAAAAAGCCAAAAGGTACGGGGGTATCAAAATTTTTTAGGATTTTTTAGGATTTTGAATTTTGAATTGCCAAAAAATAAATGCTCTTGGCACTATAGTCACTCTCTCCTAGTTCTTCAATCAATTTTTGCCGTGTCATTTCCGGATTAGTCCGGTGTATGTATTCTAATAGTCTGTCTATTTTATCCATATTTCTGCTCCAATAAATTAAATATTTTGTCAGCCGTGTATACAATATTCCGTCCATACAAGCTCATAAAGTCTGCTATTATTTCCTCTGTCTCTATGTCAATGTCACAGCCGTATGAGAATGAGTACACATGCACCAACTCGTGACATAGTATCTTGTCAGCCATGTAATCAGACACATTATCAGCTATCGTTACTGCCTTGGTTGTGTTGTCGGTTACTCCTAAACTTATAGTGCCGTCAGACCGCCTTAATTCGCTTGATGTGGGCTTTTTAAATTGTATGTGCCACAATATATCATTAACTCTTATATCCATGTTTATACCCTCTAAAAAATGGCTATGAGCATTACTACCCATAGCCTTAATAATTACAGTTTTGACGCAAGATTGCTCATTTTGGTGCGCAAAAGATTGCGTTCATCAGGTGTCATGTCATTTAAAAGCTCCGATATATCTCCGCTCAATTCACGGATATACATGTCAAGGGCTTTCATTTTATGCTCTTTGTCCTCTGTAGAAGCTCCTTTGTGCATTTCCTTTGTCTCGGTATAATGTCTCTTTGCTCTGTCATAATTGCTTTCACTCACATGTGGTGCAATCGGTTCAGAGTAGTACATTTTACCTTGGCTCTTATCCATGTCACGCATATACTCCATGTCGTTGTAGTTTACCGGCATATGATAATAAGGCGGTTCCTCATATCCTCTGCGTATTCCATGACCTTTTGGGGCAAATCTGCCATTTGCATAGCGATATTGGTCGTAATATCTTCTGCCACTTTCTTCGCCATATTCTGCCTTAAGACTTCTTAGGAGTTCTTTGTCGTACTCTTCTTCCTCTTCATCAGCCTTTTTCATAGCCTTGGAAATTATTGAATGATACTCGGCTTCTGCAAGGTCTTTTATCATATCCACGACCTCGCCCATTTCAGAAGTGTCAACATTCTCAACGCCCTTTTCAAGCTCGTTGACAGCTTTCTCTGTAAGACACTCCTGCATTTTGTGTATTCTTTCAACGTGCATACTCTCGCCCCCTAACCAATTCGATTTACTGTGATGTTAGCATTTGCAACACTGATAGCCTGTGCAGATGTATTCTTGACAGAAATTGCCTGACAGCATCCGCAAGGAAGCCATACATCTGTTGCCATAGACACATTGTTAAATGCTTCAACTGCTGTTGGTGTAGAGATTGCCAGTGTAGATAAGTCTGGCTCACCCTCGACAGCAATAGCTAATGAAATTGCTCCTGCGGTTCCGCCTGTAGGAACTGCAATATTTCCGTTAAATTCTACTCTGTACTTTGCTTTGCAAGTGTTGGTAGCGCCTTTAAGGTTAATTAATCCGCTCCCTGTTCTGTGTGAAATATATCCTTTATTGCATACAGATGTTGGTGTATCTGTAAATAATACATTTCCGTTTACCGCAACTGTCTGTGTTGCAACATTTGAAAATTCAGCCATTTTTATTTCCTCTCTTTCACAAAAATAAGGGCAAACATTACAGTCTGCCCTTTGATTATAAGTAATACTGCTTAGCAGACATAATCTCGACTAACTCTTGACTAAACTTGGACTAATCCTCGACTAAAAATGGTTTTTAATCGGGTTAGGTTGAGTTAAACTCAATTAAGATACTCAATTATTCAGTTTTAGCAATTACAGCCGGTATTGCAACCGCAACCATAGTACGCATTTGGATTAGGTACTGTGTATGCCGGGATTGGTGCCGGGTTTACGGCATTGATGATCTGATTTGTCTGCGCTGCCATTGTACTAGTCAGAAGTGCGTTCTGCCTATCCTGTGAAGCGGCTCTTCTCAAATCGTTATTCTCTGCCTGTAAGGTTGCAATCTTGTCATTTGTCAGGAAATCAAGAATTGCTCTTGTTCCTGCCTGCTGGCTGTCAATAATATCTCTTGTATTATTGTTCATTGTGTTTTGTAAAGCGCAAGTGTTAGTTGCCATGTTGTAGTTTACACCTTGGATAGCTTCCCTTGTCTCACAGCAACAGTTAGCAAGCTGTGACTGTAAAGCGTTGGTGTTCTGCATATTAGCAACTGTGTCAGCGTTTACTGCCTGTTGTATGCCATATCCAGTCTGCATGATATTTGTGTTAATACCATTAAAGCCGGTAAGCATACTATTATTCATGGCATAAAAGCCGTCACATAAGCCATTTGAAATGCCATCAAGTTTTGACACAACAGCCTGATTATCAAAACCTCTCTGAATTTCACTGCCGACACCGCCATTAGTTCCGTTTCCTCCGAATCCGTTACCGAATCCACCCCATCCGAAGATAGCAAAGATAACGATAATAAACCATAACCATGAGCCTTCTGCGCCCCATCCGTTGTTATTTCCGTTTCCGTCAATGTTCGCAACGAGCGGAACGGATGCTGTGTTACAATTTGAACTAAACATAGAATTTACCTCCATAATTCATTTTTATATACATAATCTTGCAAGAATTAGTATCACATTCCTAATTGACTTTTAAATGAGTCAAAAGCCTTATCTGCGTCAATTCCCTTTTCTTTGCACAAATTCCTAGCCATCTGTTCAATGCCCTTGGAATCTCCCTTTTGAGCCATCTGCATAGCATTTCTGGCCATTGGATTGCTCATTACACTGTTATTCCCCACTATTTGTTGCAAAAACTGCTGTGGGTTTCTCATGCCTTGTAACATCTGCATAGGATTCATTAAGACTCACTCTCCTTTTGCGTTCTTGAAGCTCTTCTCTGTGTCCCTAAAGATTTATCAAATCTATCCTCTAACTGTCCTATCTTCTCTGATAACTCTTCAAACTTATTCAGAAATAGCTGTGTGCTTTCGTCTGATAGGGTAAATTTGGCATTTTCTGCATTAACCATAGAATTTACTGTCTGATTATCTTTAGGGGCTGTATAAGGCTTATACACAATCGTGTTGATAGTTCCATCAGCATTCCAACCCTTAACATATATCTCCGACATATCCTGCTTTGGGAAAAATGCCATTGAGCCATCCATAGGCACTTCATTAGCGTTAATATTTTCAACTGCTTGCACCACCCTGCCATTAATGCCTGCTATCTGCTGTGGCATAGGCTGTTGATTCATCTGCATAGGCTGTTGTTGTAAGCTCTGCTGATAATTTTGTAAAAAGTTCATTCTATCCATATATGGATTTTGAGATTGTATATAAGGATTATTCATCATAGGTGCCTGATAAGGATTGTTCATTGTCTGCCTCCTCTAAAACTTCCTCTATCGCTTTAATGACAAGGGATAATGTCATTAGGTCGATTTTCTGTAACTCGCTTTTAGCAAATATTTGTTCTCTTACTTCATCGTCAAACATAACATCATCTCCTTATGCCTAAATTGTGGCATAAAAAAAGAGAAGAGCATTTCCATGTTCTTCTCATATTTGTGTCATATAATGGCTTTTCTATATACAATTTTTACTACACACTTTTTGGGGTGGTTACTACACAGTTACTACACACTTTTCGCATTAAAATGCATTAAAATACATAGAATTTTATATTTT